GGCCGCCGCCCACGAGGTCACCGGCCCCGGGTACACGCCCGGCTACGGCGGCTCCGGCCGCAAGGCGCTCGCCAGCAAGACCGTCACCGCCGTCGCCGCGTCGGACCGCGTGACCCTCGACGCCGCCGACCTGACCTGGACCGCGCTCGACGCGGGCACCGTCGCCTGGGTCGCCGTGCTGCTGGAGTCCGGGGGCAGCGACGCCACGAGCACGCTGGTCGCCGTGCTGTCCGTGCCGGCGACGACCACGGCCGGGGACGACTTCCCGGTGACGTGGCCGACCTCCGGGCTGTTCGTGCTCTGACCCTCGCCGCCGTCCGCCCGCCCCCATGCCCACGCCCACGCCCGTCATCGTCGCCTGGACGGCCGGCAGCGCCACCACGTCGGCCGAGCCGGAGCCCCGCTACCGGATCGGCGGCGTCGCGCTCCCGGCCACCACGCCCGCCACCGGCGGCGACCTGCTGCCGGTCTGCGACCCGTGGCTGAGCGAGGCGCTGCCGTACTTCCAGCACTGCCTCAACCGCGCCCTCGCCCGCCAGCTCCGCGCCGCCCTCGCCGGGCAGAGCACCGGGGTCACCGCGTCCCGCGCCGCGTGCGTGGAGACCGTGCCGGTGGACCCGGCCCACATCCTCTCGCCGCGCGCGCTCCGGCTGCCGTTGCTGGCCGGCTACCCGGTCAGCGCCACCTTCGCCGAGCGCACCCTGCACCACGAGCGCATGACCGCGCTCTACCGGCTGGACTACCTCCTGCCGACGCTCGCCCACGAGCAATCCACGCGCATCCTGCCCGCGCTGCAGGCGGCGGCCGGCGTGCTGCTGCTGGCCATCCGCGCCGGCGCCTCGGCCAGCTACCAGGGCGGCCGCCGGGTCTGGGAGGAGAGCCAGGTGGAGCACGTCCGCGCGGTCAGCGCCACCTTCGGCGCCTACGACCAGGGCGACCTCGCGCAGCGGCTCCCGGCGCTGAGCCTGACCGTGGAGGTCGGCCTGCGCTCCTTCGACGACGAGGCGGCCGGGCTCCCGTTCTGGGGCGCCTCGCTCGCCGCCGTGCTCACCACCGACGAACCCGACGACGGGCTCACCGTCGCGCAAGCCGAGACCTCCCTGCCATGACCCCTACCCCCACCGTGACCTGGGCGTTCCTCGCCGTCGACGGCGTGAACGTCCAGTGCCCGCGCGCCCTCGACAACGGCGTCGCCCGCGTCGTCGGCAAGCGCTTCGACCGGGAGACCGGCGCCTACGCGCTGTCGACGGAGCCGACCCGCTACGCCCTCCCCAAGCGGGAGGCCGCCGCGCTGCGCGGCTTCTTCGCCAAGGCCGTGCGCCTCGGCCACCTGCGCCCGGCCGACCGACTCACCGCCGAGACGTTCGGCGTTCCGCTCACCCCCCTTGCCCCCACCACCGGAGTGACCGATGGCTGACACGTTCTCCCTGGCCCTCACCGGGCTCGACGCCACCAACCCGATCCCGGGCATCTACGCCGAGGTCCGCTTCGCCCAGGGCCAGACCGGCGGCGACCTCGGCCCCCGGCGCGTCCTGATCCTGGCCCCCAAGACCAGCGCCGGCGTCATCACCGCGGACACCCAGGTGGTGCAGATCCAGGACGAGGCCGACGCCATCACGCAGGCCGGCGCCGGGAGCCCGGCCCACCGGATGGCGCGCGCCTTCTTCGCCAACAACAAGTCCAGCGAGGTCTGGCTCCTCTGCCCGACCGCCGCCACCGGCTCGGCCGCCGTCGACAAGGTGACCATCACCAACACGGCCACCGCCAACGGCGTGCTCAGCGTGTGGACCTGCGGCGAGCAGATCGACGCGGCCATCACCACCGGCGACACGGCGACCGTCATCGGCGACGCCATCGCCCAGGCCATCAACAACCAGACCCACCTGCCGTTCACCGCGTCCAACGCCGCCGGCGTCGTCACCCTCACCGGCAAGATCGCCGGCACCGACCTCAACACGGTCCGGTTCCGCGCCAAGGTCACCGGCACCGGCATCGCCACCACCGTCAGCCCGACCGCCGACACCGCCCTCGGCGCGTCCGGCGCGGGCGGCGCCGCTATCGGGGTCGGCACCATCAGCTACACCGCGGCGCTCGCCACCCTGCTCCCGCGCAAGTTCGACGTCCTGCTCGCCGGCTCCCAGGAGGCCACGCCGCTCGACGCGCTGCTGGACCAGGTGACGGTGCAGGCCGAGCCGAGCACCGGCTTTCTCCAGAAGGTCTACGCCGGCGCCTGCCTCGCCCCGTCCGCCGCCGCCACCCTCGCCTCCGGCGCCTCGCTCAACCGCGCCCGCGCCGACCTCATCAACGCCGAGGAGTGCCCGGTCGAGCACTACGTCCTGTGCGCCATCGTCGCCGGCCGGTACCTCGTGCACAACGCGAGCGACCCGTCGTACAGTTTCGACGGGTACGGCACCCGGTCCGGCCAGGTCCTCCTCGGGCTCAGCCGCCCGTACAACGACAGCGCCCTGCCGACGGTCGCCGAGCAGAAGTCGATGCTCAACCAGGGCGTCACCCCCATCGCCTACACCGACGGCGGCGCCCCCTACGTCGTCCGCGCCGTCACCACGCAGTGCAAGGCGGGGAGCAACTTCGACTACCGCGTGCGCGACGCCCACATCGTGACCGTGGCGGACCGCTTCACCTCGGACCTCAAGGCGAAGATCGCCGCCGCCCCCTGGACCAAGGTCACCCGCGATCCCGTCGGCGCCCGCCCCGAGCCCGGCCCGGCGTTCGCCACCCCGCGCCGCATGAAGGCGCTGATCGAGCAGCTCGTCAGCGACTACGCCAGCGCCGGCTGGCTCGACCCGGCCAAGGTCCAGGCCACCCTCGACGGCATCGTCGTCGGCCAGGACCCGCTCGTGCCCTCGCGCCTCAACACGAGCATCCCGCTCTACAGCGCCATCCTGCTCCACCAACACGCGCTGCTGGTCAAGGAGAGCAGCGCCGCCACCTGAACGGAGTGACTGCCCATGTCTGCTCTCCAGATTTACGAGCGCGGCGCTCTCTTCGCCGACGGCCAGCTCCTGGTCGAGTGCCAGTCGATCACGGTGAACCTCGACCCGAAGCTCAACGAGATCAACACCATGCAGAAGGGGTTCGCCGGCGTGAGCCCCGGCAGCGAGATGTGCACCATCGACGTCGCCGAGGCGCTGCCCCGGATCGGCTTCGACTACGACGCGATCTCGGCCATGCAGGGCATCGACATCGTGGAGATGGTCCTGTTCGCCGGCGCGAAGAAGCTCAAGTTCAAGGGCTTCATCAACAAGGTGGGCCTCAACCTCGGCGCCGACCGCGCGGCCGAGTTCAGCTTCGGGCTGATCGCGGCGCCGGTCGAGACCTCGGACCTCTGATGGCCAACCCGCCCCCGGGCCGCCGCGTCGGCGAGGTGATGGCGCGCATCATCGACCGCGGCCGGCTCCCCCACGCCACCGTCGACTTCCCCCGCCTGGACGACCTCGGCCAGCCGGTCGCCCGCGTCTACCTCCGGCCGCTCACGCAGGCGGAGCTGGACGTGGCCCGCGCCAACGCCCGCGCCTACGTCCACCGCATCCTCGGCGACCCGAAGAACGGCGTCCCGTGGAAGCCGGAGGAACTGGAGGACAACGCCACCGCCGCCGAGATCCTGGCCGTTGCCTGCCGCAACGCCGACGACCCGGCCCGGCCGTTCTTCGAGCACGGCGCCATGGAGACGCGCGAGTGCACGACCGAGGAACTGGCGATCCTCTTCAACCACTACAACGTCATCCGCGAGCGGTCCTACCCGACCTTCCGCGAGATGACCGACGCCGAGGCCGCGGCCTGGCTCAAGGCGCTGGAGGAGGACGCCGAGTCCTTCCCTTTCTCCCTCACCTCGCGGTCGAGGCTGGAAGCGTTCTGCGTGTGGGCCGCGAGGTTCTCGGGCTCCCTGGCCCGCCAGCTACTTGGCACGACGTCGAGTTCCTCGCCTGCGTCGCCCTCCTGAACGTCGGCCTGCGCCAGCAGAAGCGCGCGGCCGCCACCCCCACCCGCTGAGCCATGGCCACCGACGTCAAGGTCAACTTCCGCGTCACCGGCGCCGCTGACCTGCAGCGCGCCTTCTCCACGGTCACCGCGTCCGCCCAGCGCGGGGCCGCGGCCGCCGCCCGCGCCCAGACCACCGGCGCCACCCAGGCGTCCGCCGCCCGGAAGAAGGCCAACAGCGAGATGCTGTCCGACGCCGAGGCGCTGGCCAACGCGGAGATCGCGCTCATCCGCCGCGTCAACCGCGCCCGGACCGAGGCGGCCAAGGAGCAGGTCAAACTGCAGGCCGAGGCCCAGGCGCAGCTCGACCGCATGACCGCCGCCCAGGAGCGCGCCGCCCGCGCGAGCAACCGCCGCCGGGCCGCCGGCGAGATCGGGTCCGGCGCGGCGGCCGGGTTCAAGGCGGGGGCGGCCATCATCGGCGGCGCCGTCGGCATCAACGCGGCGTCCGCCCTGCGCGACCAGATGAGCCTGGAGGAGCGCGCCGCCCTGCTGCGCAACGCCTCCGGCAAGAACCAGTCGCAGTTCGATTCCATCGCCCAGGCAAAGAAGATCAGCAACCTCACCGGCGTCTCCGCGTCGGAGGTCATGACCGGCTTTGAACAGCTCTCCGGCAAGGCCGGCGGCGGCGGCCTGGTCGAGTACACCAAGCAGTACGAGCAACTGGCCAAGGTCGCCCGCGGCGCCGGCGTCAGCATGGCCGACCTGGGCAACACCCTCGGCACGCTCTACAACCGCGGCGTCAAGGCGGACAGCGTGGTGAAGGTGGTCGAGGCGCTGGTCCAGCAAGGCAAGGACGGCGCCGTCGAGTTCAACCAGCTTGCCACCCTGCTCGACGCCAGCAGCGGCGCGCTGGGCAAGTTCAAGATGGGCGACGCCGACCGCATCATGACCGCCGGCGGACTGTCGCAGTTCGCCCGCACGTTCGGCAAGAAGTCCGCCGAGGAGTCCACCAACGCGGTGGAAGACCTGGCCCGCGACCTCGCCGGCAAGGCGGACGTCATCCAGAAGCTGACCGGCGGACAGCTCACCCGCGTCACCACCAAGGGCACGAAGACCGTGCGCATGGTCAACGGGCGCAAGGTCGAGACCGAGGTGGGCGGCGGCACCGTCGACCGCTACGCCGGCGGCGTGGAGGTCGGCACGGACACGACCCGGGCTCAACTCCGCGACATCAACACGCTCCTGCCGGACATCATCGAGGGCGTCGTCAAGAGCGGCAACGCCGGCAAGCTGATGGGCGAGGGCGGCATCTTCACCGGCAACGGCACGGCCATCGCCGGCCCGCTGCTGCAGGCGTTCACGAGCGGCATCAAGAAGAACGCCGAGGGCCGGTTCGAGCTGGCCAAGGAAGGCGACAAGGCGGACGTGACCGGGCGCGCCGCGGTCGAGGCCATGCTCAAGCAGTTCCAGGCGGCCGACGTCGCCGCCGGTACCAGTGAGAAGGCGTTCGCCGAGGTGATGAACTCCTCCAACGCCAAGCTCAACCAGCAGATCGAGACCCTCAAGAACGAGATCGGCACCAAGCTCGGCCCCGTCGCCCAGAAGGCCATCGAGAACCCGAAGACCGCCATGGCCGCGATCCTCGCTGGCGGCACCGCGCTCGGCGTGGCCAACGTCGGGATCGGCAAGCTGGGCGGGGCCATGCTCGACAAGATCTTCCCCAAGGCCGTCGGCAGCATGACCGTCACCGCGGCCACCGTCGTCGTCGGTGGCCCGGGTGCGGTCGCCGCCGGCGCCGCTGCGTCGACGTCCAGCGCCGCCACGACCGCGGCCGGTTCGGTCGGGACCGCGGGCAAGGCCGGGGCGCTGGCCACGCTCGGCGCCGTCGGCGCCGTGGCCGCCAACGTCTATGGGCTCTACAAGGTCGGGGAGCAGGCGTCCGCGGACACGGGCGCCATCGCCCGCGGCGACGCCGGGCACGCGCTGGCCGCGAAGATCGCCGGCGGCGGTGGCACGGAGGCCGACCGCGACCGAGCCGGCGTCCTCGCCAAGCAGGCCGAGATGATGCAAGGCGGATTCTTCGGGCGCATGGCCGGCAGCGCGCTGGCCATGGGCGACCAGATGAAGCAAGAGGGCGTCAGCCTGGCCAGCCTCGGCAAGATGATGGCGCTGCCGTTCTCCATGGTCGGCGGCGCCGTGAAGTCCGGCGACGCGGAGGCGCAGTCCGCGCAGAAGTCCGTGGGCGAGGAACTCAAGGCGGCGCTCTCCGGGCAGCCGCTCAAGCTCGACCCGGGCGCCAGCATCCAGATCGCCAACCCGGACGCCATCGCCGCGCCCATCGCGGAAGCCGTCCGGGCGGCCAGTCTGCAGGGCCCCAAGGCGCAGACGGAGTGAGCCATGCCCATCGACCCGAACACCCGGCGCAGCGACCTGGACGTGCTGTCCACCACGGACCTCGCCCGGTGGCGCGACGTGGCGTTCGTCTGCGGGCCGGTCTCGATCTCGTTTGACCAGCAGCACGCCGTCCACACCTACCCGGACCGGGACGCCGGCTACGTGGAGAGCACCGGGCGCAACCCGGCGACGTTCACGTTCACGGCCATCTTCCGCCGGGGCGTGGTCGGCCCGGGCGGCGGACGCGAGGCGTTCCCGGGCGAGTGGCTACGGTTCCAGGCGGCGTGCGCGGACCGCACCGCCGGCGACCTCGTGCACCCGCTCCTCGGCACCGTCAAGGCCAAGTGCCAGCGGTGCTCCACCTCCGTCGACCCGAACCGCCGCGACGGCGTGGACGTGGACGTGTCGTTCATCGAGGCGACCGACCGCGACGACGAGCTGGCGGCGCTCCTCGGGCAGATCTCCCCGCTCGGCTCCTGCTACGACGGCGCCCGCGCGTTCGACGGCGCCTACGCCGCGGTCCAGCCGGAGCCGCCCCCGCTGCCGGAGAGCCTGCGTCCGTCGCTGCTGGACAGCATCAAGCAGCTCTCCGGCGCGCTCGCCCAGGCCCGCCTCGGCGTGGGCAACGTCATCGCCCAAATCGACGGCATGGCCAGCGCCATCAACGACCTTAGCGACCAGATCGCCGCGCTCGACGACCCGAAGAACTACCGCGCCCTCGACGCGCTGGAGCGCACGTTCGCCGCGCTGCTCCGGCTCGGCCAGGAGGTCAAGAAGCGCGCCCGCCCGTTCCGGCAGGTGACGCTGCTGCGCGAGATGAGCCTGCCGGAGATCAGCAGCCAGTACGGCACCCCGCTGCAGGACCTCTTCCGGCTGAACCCGCTCATTGCCACCCGGGACACGATGCCGCCCGGGTCCATCGTCTTCGTCCACGTCTGACCCGCGCCGCCAGCCGCCATGCCCACGAACCCGGACCTTGACCGGCTGGTGCTCCTCGCGGAGACCGGCGACGCGTTCGACCTGTGGACCGAGTGCACCATCGAGGACTCGTTCCTCGACCCGTGCCAGACCATGCGCCTGCGGGTCGGCGTGGACGAGACGCGGTTCGGGCTGGTCAACCGGCTGCGCAAGGGGAGCCAGTTCCAGGTGCAGGTGAACGGCGCCCCGCAGCTCTCCGGGTTCATCGACGCGGTGAGCATCGACAGCAGCCACAGCGGGACCAGCGTGGAGGTCACGGGCCGGGACATCCTCAGCCCGGTGGTGGACAGCCACGTCGACCGCAAACTGGCCGTGCCCAAGGGGGTCACCCTGCGCGGCCTGGCGCGGCTGGTCTTCCAGGAGCAGTTCGCCCTGCCGGTCATCTTCGGCCGCGGGCTGGCGGACCTCGCCGACTCGGACGCCGCGGCCATCGCCGCCCGCAACCAGGCCGTCGGCAAGCCGGTCGCCGCCCGGCCCCGCGCCAAGCGCAAGCGCCCGACCGACCCGATGAAGGACGTGCGCCCCCGGCCGAACGAGGGCGGGTACCAGTACTTCAGCCGGTTCGCGCACCGGGTCGGCTACCACGCGTGGGCGCAGCCGGACGGGCAAGGGGTCATCCTCGGCGCGCCCTGCTACGACCAGGACGCCATCGGGGAGCTGGTCAACCTGCGCGGCGGCTACGGCGCCGGCAACACCATCGAGCGGTCCAGCATCCGCAGCGACAACACGGCCGTCCCGTCCCACGTCTACGTCTACGGCAAGTCGAGCAAGCCGGGCGACAAGTCCACCATCCTCGGCTACGCGGTCAACGAGTCCGCGCCGTTCTTCAAGCCGTTCTACGTCACCGACGAGGAGAGCGACGACAAGGACCACGCCGACGCCTATGCCCGGTTCCTGCTGGGCAAGGCGCTGCGCACCGCCAGCGTCTACCAGGTGACCGTGCGCGGGTTCAGCGACCCGAAGACCGGCGCCATCTACAACGTCGACACCGTGCTCAACGTCACCGACGAGGTGTGCGGCGTCGACGGGCCGATGTGGGTGGAGCGCCGGGTGTTCCGCAAGAGCCGCGGCGGCACCTTCACCGACCTCACGCTCATCCCGGCCGACAGCCTCCTGCTGGACTACTACGCCAGCGACTCGCTCCCGCCGTTCGAGAAGCCGGCCGTCGCGCTCGCCAAGGTGCAGGCCAAGCCGCCGGTGAGCCGGCGCGAGTACACCGGCGTCGACTTCGCCACCATCGCGCTCTGGGGCGCCGCCGGCGCCATCGAGAAAGAGGCGTCGGAGCAGTACGCCTCCACCTCGGCCGCGCCGCTCACGTCCGGCAGCGGCACCAGCAACCTCAACCCGAACACCCCCGGCGCCTGACCCCACGCGATGCCCGCCCTCCAGTACAGCACCACCTTCGGCGCCACCTACGGCAGCACCGCGTCCGGCGGCGCCTCCACGCTGGTCACCACCTCGCTCCGCGACGGCGACGACGAGGAGGGGCAAACCGGCCACGACGCGGAGGTCTGGGGGGTTGCCCCGGTGGTCTACGTGCCGGACGACCCGACCGACGCCGGGGCGTGCCAGTCGCTCACCACGCTGCTCGGCGGCGTGCCGGTCTGCCTCGGCACCCGCGACCTGCGCGCGGTCCACGCCATCCCGGCCCTCGGCCGCGGCGACGCCGCGTTCGTCTGCCCCACCGGCCGGGGCGGGCTCATCGTCCAGAAGGACGGCAGCCTCACGCTGCTGCAGCGCGGCACCGGCGGGCGCAAGGACGCGCTCCTGTCGATTGAGGCCGACGGGTCGCTGGTCATCACCACGCCCCACGGGCAGATCGTGCTGGACGCGGACGGCTTCCGGGTGATCGGGCCGAACGGCGAGGCGCTGGGCCTCGGGGGCAACGACTTCACGGTGACCGCAACCACCGTCGCCCTCGCCGGCTCCACCGTCGCCCTCGGCGCCGGCGCCAGCGTCCCGCTTGCCGCGGCGCCCCTGACCCCGGCGGCCACCGGCGGCGGCCCCGGGTTCTACAGCGTGGTGCCGGTCAAGAACCTCTTCGTCGTGCCCGGGTGACCCGCCATGAGCCTGTGCCAACTCCCGAGCCTCACCCTCCCGGGTCTGCCGTCGATCAGCCTGGCGCTCCCCATCCCGCGCATCCCGATCCCGCGGCTCCCCTCCCTCGGTCTGCCCGGGCTCAACCTCCCGTCGATCCCGATCCCGGGCCTGCCGTCGATCAGCCTGGCGCTGCCCATCCCCCGGCTCCCGCTGCCCCGGCTCCCGTCGCTCACGCTGCCCGGGCTCAACCTGCCTGCGATCCCGTTCCCGTCGCTGCCGTCGCTGAGCCTCGCGCTCCCGATCCCGCGCATCCCCCTCCCGCGCCTGCCCAGGTGCCCGCTCGACGTGGTGACCTGACATGACCTTCGGCACAGGATACGCCGGCCTGTCCGGCTTCGGCCTCGGCACGCCCACCGGCCTGCCGTCCCCGGGCGCCGCCTACCTGCGCAGCGCCGACCTGACGCCGGCCCGCGCGCTGGACCTCGCCGCCAGGGACTACGCCGTCGACGACGACACGACCGCCAGTCCCCACGGCGCGTGGGACGGGCTGGCCCAGAACGTCGTGCTCCGGCTGACCACGCGCCGTGGCCGGCTCCCCTACGCGCCCACCTTTGGCAACGCGTTCCTCACCCTCACCCGCGCCCCGGCCAGCCTGGTGGACGCCGCCTCCCGCGCGGCCACCGACGCGCTGGCCGACCTGATCGCCGCCGGCGAGGTCGCCATCGTCCGCGTCACCGCCGACCGTAGCCAGGGGCTGGCGGTCATGGCCGTGACCTGGCGCGACCTCCGCACCCAGACCGAACGCACCACGCGCAGCGTCGCGCCCGGAGCCTGACCGCATGGCCACCACCACCACCGACACCCCGACGCGCGAGGCGCTGGTCGAGCGGGCGCTGCAGTTCTTCCGGCGCGGGCTCATCAGCCGCGGCGTCCCGGCCAGCAGCGCCACCGCCGCCACGGCCAAGGGCACCGACCGCTGGCTCACCGTCCAGGCGTGGGCGCAGGGACTGGAGGTCGTCTACGGCAACGCGCTCGCGCTGCAGGACGCGACGATGCCGGACACCGCCGTCGGCGACGACCTCGACCGGCTCGCCGCCCTCTACGGGCTCACCCGCTCCGCCGGCGCCGGCGCCCAGGGCGACGTCACCGTGACCTGCACCGGCACCGTGACCTACCCGGCCGGGCAGGAACTGACGAGCGACCGGACCGGGCTGCGCTACCGGGTCGTCGCCGCGGCCAGCGCGACCACCGGCGACCCGGTGGCCGTCGTCGGCATCGACGTGGGCGCCGCCACCAACCTGGCCGCGGGCGAGGTGCTGACCTGGACCAACCCGCCCTTCGGGTCCGGCCCCACGGTGACCGTCGCCTCCGGCGGGCTCACCGACGGGACCGACGCGGACACCGACGACCGGCTCCGGCAGCGCCTCCTGAAGTTGCTGCGCGAGCCGCAGAACGGCGGGTCGTGGGCCCACTACCGGCAGTGGGCCGAGGACGCCAGCGCCGCCGTCGAGAACGCCTACGTCTACCCGGCGCTGCAGGGCCCGGGCACCGTGCACCTCGCGTACACCGTGGCCGGCACCGACGCCAACCGCTACAGCCGCACCGGCACCGCCGCCCTCACGCTGGTCGTGGCCAGCGCGGTCGTGGCCGAGCAGCCGGAGTTCGCGGACGTGACCGTGACGACGGTGGCCCACCAGGACCTGGACCTCGCGTTCAAGCTCCTGCTGCCGGAGCCGCTGAGCGCCGGCGGCCCGGGCGGCGGCTGGATCGACGCGAGCGCCGACCGGTGGGCCCGCGCCCGCACCGGCGCCGGCGACGTGGACGGCGTGCCCACGGTGACCACCGTGACCAGCAGCACCACGTTCGTCGTGGACACCTACAACCAGCCGCTCGACGGCACCACCGTCGCGTTCTTCTCGTCGACGGACCTGGCCCTGCTCACCGCCGTCGTCGACGGGGACGGCACCGGCTCGGCCGGCGCCTGGACGGTGACGCTCGACCGGGCGCTCCCGACGGTCAGCGTGGGGGACTACGTGATGCCGGCGTGCGAGCAGGGCGCCGCCTACGCCACCACCTTCCAGGCGGCCGTCGCCGCGCTCGCCCCCGGCGAGAAGACCACCGTGGCCGACGTGCTGCCGCGCGCCTACCGCCACCCGAAGAGCACCGAGGGGTTCCCGTCGGCCGTGACCACCACGCAGTTGGTCCGGCTGCAGACGGAGCACCCGGAGATCACCAACGCCACGTTCTTCGCGGACGGCGGCAGCGTCGGCGTCACGCTCCCGCTGGAGCCGGACGCGGCCAGCGCGGTGACCGACCCGCCCAACGTGTTCCGCGTCCACCACCTCGGCTTCTACCCGGAATGAGACCCTGACCGATGACCACCCCGCTCGCCCCCGACACGCCGGACCTGGACACGTTCGGCGGCACGTTCGTCAACGCGGACCCCGTGGTGGACCCGGAGACGGACATGGACGCCGCCTACCAGAACCGCCTCACCGCGCAGGTGGTCATGCTGTCCCACGCCGCCCCGCGGGCGTGGGCCCGGTGCACCGTGTCCGGCGGCGTCGTCACCGTGGCGGACCACGACGCGGTGTGGGGCACCGGCGGCGGCGTGGCGCCGACGGCCACCTACGTCGGCCCGGGCGAGTACACGGTGGCCTGGGCCGCCTCCTACGACGACCTGCAGGCGACGCCGGAGAGCCACGCGGTCTCGCTCCGGTGCGTCCAGGCCAGCGCCTTCCGGGCGGCCGCCGCCCGCATCGTCAACGCCCGCCTCGCCGACGCGGTGACCGCCGAGGTGACCGCCTACGACGCGGCCGGCGCGGCGGCCGAGGTGGACCAGTTCACGGTCACGGTGTGGTGAGCCATGGCGTCCTTCACCTGGAAGGCGCCGTGGCCGCGCCGGTTCGGCGGGGGCGCCCACCGCCCCGTCGCCACGATGCTCGACGTGGTGCGCGCCGCCCGCCCGGACCTGCTGGCGTCGACCGGCGACGGGAGCGAGGTGGACCTGGAGAACCGGGTCATGGCCCGGATGCTCGTCACCGGGCTACGCGCCACCGCCCGCCGGGTCGCCCAGCGTGACCCGCGCAAGCTCAGCGACGCCGCCCGGCTGGTCGCCTACCCGGACGGCACGCAGGCCACCCGCAGCCCCATCCAGCGGTGGGAGCGCATCCTCGGGCTGACCCCCGCCCGCGGCGCCAGCCCCCGCGAGCGCCGCGCCGCCATCCTCGGCGCGCTCGTCAGCACCACCAGCGCCCGGCGCGCGTCGGTCGAGGAGGCCATGGCCGGGGTGTTCGGCGCCTGGTACGTCGGCCTCGGCGAGAACGACGTGGCGGACGTGGACTACCCGGGCCGGTCCCCGGCCGGGACCGTCGCGGCCTACTGGCCCACGGCCCAGGCGCCGCTGCCGGACACGCTCCACGACGCGTCGTACCCGGGCCGCTACAGCGCGACCTACCCGTGGCGGTCGGACCTGTGCCACATCGCGGTGCTGTTCCAGCCGCCGGCCAGCGCCGACCCGGCGCGCGTCGCCACCCTCCGCGGCAAGGCGCTGCAGGTGCTCGACGACATGCTCCCGGCGTGGATGAGCGCCACCGTCTCGCAGCTCGCCCCGGGCCAGTCCGGTGGCGGGTTCGTCCTCGGCGTCTCCTACCTCGGCCTCACGGCCCTCTGACCGCACCCCCATGCCCTCACCTGCCAAGGTCTTCTCCACGCCCAAGAGCGACGGCCAGCTCCTCACCGCCGCCGAGATCAACGCCATCGACGACGGCCAGGCGGACCGCATCGGCGCCAGCGGGTCGAGCACGCTGACCGCGGCCAGCGGCATCGTCCTGGCCACGTTCGACTTCGACATCGGCGGTGGCACCACCGGGAAGTTCAAGCCGGACGCCGACAAGACGTACTTCACCGGCAGCGGGTGGCCCAACTTCAACGGCGCCCGGTCGCTGACCAGCCACGTCCCGCCGTGCCACCTGCACTACGACAAGAGCGTGGCGCCGGTCGCCTTCGCGGAGAACACCGCGGAGAAGGTCCAGCAGGTGGACAACACCGGCCCGCCCTCGCTCAACTTCTGGGTCACGCTCCCGGTCGGCGCCGTCGTCGCCAGCGTCACCGTCGCGGTCAAGAAGGCGGCCGGCGCCGGCGCGCTCCCGGGCACGATGCCCACCGTCGCGCTCTACCGGCACAACCTCGCCTCGGACGCCGTGACCACGGTCATCAGCGCGGCCACCGACGCGAGCGGCACGCTGGGCGCCTACCAGACCTACCACGACGTCACGGCCACCGCCGGCCTCGGGCACACGGTCGCCGAGGGGTTCAACTACTTCGTCACCGTCACCGGCGACAGCAACAGCACCAGCGCGGCCAACGGCGTGTACCTCTACCGGCCCCGCTTCTCGCTCACGCTCGCCACCCTGCGGCAGATCTGACCATGGCCGTCACCGCCCTCGCACTGACCCCGGAGATCGTGGCCCCCGGGCAGGAGGTCACCGTCGCGCCGGTCGGCGCCCGGACGCCCGGCACGGAGCTGCGCTACTACCTGCTCTCCGCGCCGCCGTCGTCCGCGCTCGACACGCTGGCCACCTACGAGGACGACGGCAAGGCGCTGGCCAGCATCCGGCTCCGCGTCAAGGACAACGGCCAGGGCGCCTTCACGCCGGACGTGCCGGGCCAGTACAAGGTCGTCGTCCGCGAGGTGACCCTCTACCGGTTCGTGCCGTCCTACGGCGGCGAGGTGCCGGCCCCCGGCGACCCGCGCTCGGCCGACAACGAGGAGGCGTCCTTCACGGTCGACGGCGCCACCACGCCGCAGGCCACTGACGTCCCGGCCGGCGGCGCCACGCTCTGGGCCCACGACACGCTGACGCGCGCCGTCGGCTTCGGGCAGGACACGGCCACGCTCGCCGTCAAGGTCTACGGCACCCGCGTGCCGGACGTGCCGTACCTCACGGACACCGTGACCCTCACCCCGGGGCCAACGGCGCCGGCGAGGAGCGCCGTGTACGACGCGGACGTGGCCGCCGTGCTCGACGAGATCCGGGGCATCACCAGCAACGGCCACCAGCAGCTCGCGCTCCACGCCGGGCTGGTCTACGAGCTGGTCTTCGCGTTCAACGAGCACATCGGGCTCGACACGTTCAAGACCCACACGACCGAGGCCGACGTCGCCACCGACGCGCTGTCCGATACCGCGGACGTGGCCGTGTCCGTCGCCGCCATCAAGACGCGGCTCGACGACATCGTGGCCAAGTACAACGCCCACCGGGTCCGGCTCAACGACATCGTGGCCCCGTTCGGCGGGCTGCACACGTCCGCCGACGTGACCAACGTGATGACCGCCCAGGCGTGCACGACGGAGGCCGAGGCCATCGCCTACGCCGGGCACGTCTTCGAGGTGCTGCAGGCCCACGGCATGAACGGCGTCGCCCACAACACGACCCCGGCGCAGCGCGTGGTGGACGGCTACTTCGGGTGGATGGCGGAGCCGCCGAGGTCGCTCGCCGAGGTCGCCGCCCTGGTCAACGGCACCAGCACCTCGCGCTGGGCCTACGCCGGGCTGACCGGGCTCTACGAGGGGCACCGCCGGCGCGGCGCCGTCAAGATGCACGCCACCGTCGACAGCCTCGCCCCGGACACGGTGAACGCCGTGCGCTACCTGGACGACTCGCTCCCGAGCCTCATCGGCACGGCGAACGCGCTGGCCGACGCGCTCAACCGCCACGTCCAGAACCTGGACGCGAGCGGGACAGCGGCCACGACGCCCTACCACTTCACCGACGCGGACCGGTCCCGGCTGGTGCGCACCCGGGCGAGCGACGTGCGCAGCCTGGCCATCCTGGTGGAAGAGCTGTGGGTGTGCCTGGAGTCGCACCTGTGGAGCGCCGGCCCGCCCACCGGCTACGTCGCGGCCACCACCGCCGGCCAGCGCGGGCAGCACCCGGACCGCGGCTGGGGCTACTACGCGCTGCTCGGGCACCCGTCCGGCGCCGTGCGGCCGATGCTGATGATCCGGCTGGCGCGGGCGTTCGACCGGGCGCTCCGCAGCGAGACGGCGACGTCGGAAGCCGTGGCCCTCGGCTACCTCGCCACGATGATGCGCCGGCTCGGCGGCTTCACCTGAGACCCCACGCACCAAGGGAACCGCATGGCCTCTGCCCTGTTCAAGCTCAGCAGCAACGACGGCGCCTCGTACCTGTCCGCGGGCACCGCGTTCGCCGACGGCAACGCGCTCGCCTACGTCGCCTCCGGCACCTACAGCATCCGGGCCGCGCTCGACTCCACGGCCGGCGTCGCGTCGGTCGCCTGGACCCTCACCAGCGCGGACGACGCCCACATCGACGCGCTCCCGGCGGTCACCACCCACGGCGACAAGACGTGCACGTTCAGCGTGCCGCGCACCGGCGGCGCGTGGCTCCTGCAGTGCAAGGTCAACGGCGGCGTCAACCCGGCCACCGGCGCCGCGGACCCGGCGCTCACCCGGGCGCTCGCCGTCAAGGTGCTCAACGCCGCGGGCCTGCAGGAGATCGCCGTCGGGGAGACCACGGAGGCCGGCGCCTACGGGTGGACCCAGGCGGTCAACGACGGCCAGCGGGCCCACACCGGGGCGCAGGCCGTCGGCGTCGAGAGCATCGACCTCGGCGCGCTCGACTCGGCGGTGATCACGCTGACCGCGGACCAGGCGGACCACACCGCGCTGGTCTTCACAGGCGCCCCGGTGGATGACCCGGTGATCTCGTTGCCGGCGACCGCCGGGCTGTCCTGGATCGTGGTCAACGCGACCACGGACGGCGCCCGGCTGTTCGCGGTCAAGGCGGCCGGGGGGAGCCGGCTCGTCTACCTGCTGCCGGGCCAGCAGCGCACGGTCTACGTGCGGGGAGGGGAGGCTTACGCCCCGGACGAGAAGGCGCTGGTGGGCGAGGTCACCGTCAGCCTCATCCGGGGCAGCACCGGCACCACCGACACCAGCACGATGCGCCTCCCGCCGGGCACGCGCCTGACGCGCCACTCGGTCCTCGGCGTGGTCGCCGTCGTCGGCGGCACCAGCGCGCTCACCGCCGGCACCAGCGCGGGCGGCACCCAGGTCCAGACCTCGCAGACCGCACCCGCCGTCGGCGCCGTGCTGGGGGACGCCAGCGGGCACTGGGGCTCGGACCTGTCCGCCACCGGCAGCGCCTACTACAGCGCGGGGCAGCAGCTCTCCCTGCGCAACACGGTCACCGGCTCGGCCACCACCGCGGGCAGCGTCCGGGTCGTCGTCGAGGGGTGCCTGCTGTGAGCCACAACCTGCTGCTCGCGGCCCCCCGCCGGACGACCTCCGGCCTGCCGCAGCCGGCCTCCGTCGTCGTGCGCCTGGAGGCGCAGGCGGACCGGCTGTGGACCGACTCCACGCTCGCCACCCCGGTCAGCGCCGACGGCGACCCGGCCGGGGCGTGGCGGGACACGGCCGGCGCCACACAGATCTGGGCCGAGTCCGGCACGCGGCGCCCGGCCTGGCGCACGTCGGCCATGCAGGGCGGGCGTGCGTGCGTGGAGTTCACGCAGGCGGACGCCGACCGGCTGGCCCCGCTGACCACGGTGCCGACGCACAGCGGCGCGCGGTCGATGCTGGTCGAGTTCGAGCTGACGACGGCGCTGACCGGCGGCCAGTACAGTTACCTGTTCGCGAGCGGCGACGGCGTGAGCGACGGCGGCATCGTGTGGCTGTTCAACGGGGGCGGCGGCCAGTCGTTCAGCGTGCGCTCCACCGGCACCGGCACCACCGTCGGTTGCGGCGGCACGAGCGGCGCCGGGCTGCCGGCGAGCGGGACGCGGTGCCTGTTCGCGTGGTCCTTCGACGGCGTGGACGCGGGCGCCACCGGCTCCTACACGATGCGCGTCAACGGCGTCGACCAGACCCTCGCCGCGTCCTTCTCCACGTCGATTGTGACGTGGGGCGTGGGCGCCGACCCGAGCCTCGTCTTCCCCTACGCGACGCCGATGCGCCTGCGCCGGCTGCTCGTGTGGAACGTCGCGCTCACGGCCGGGGAGCTGGCCGCGGCGGAAGCGTACTGCACCTGACCCGACGACGACCCGACCGACCCGACGGAGAGCGACCACGATGATCGGCCTTGGACTCGGACTCACGCTTCAGCGGCGCGGCGCCAGCGCCCCCGCCTGGACGCCGGACACGCCCGGCACGCCGGCCTGGTGGCACGAGGTCGCCCTCGGGCGCATCTGGCAGGACACCGCCGGCACCGTGGCGGCCACCACCGCCGGGCACCCGGTGGCGCGGATCGACGCGCGGCAGGGCACGAACTTCACGCAGGGCACGGGGTCGTTGCAGCCGTACCTCACCCCGCTCGGCAACGGGTGGGCGGTGCGGTCGGACGACATCGACGACAACCTCGGCTCCTCGGCCACGTTCGCCGCCGGGGCGAAGACGCTGGCCACGATCTTCGAGATCTTCAGCGCGCCGACCTCCACCGGCAGCGAGACGATCCTCCGGCTCGGCGCCACGCCGCAGCAGATCCTCGTCCGACACTCCGGCCTGTCCGCCTCCTCGGCCAAGGGCTGGCACGTCGCGGTGGATCGCACCTCGACCACGGCCGCGTGCATCCAGGGCAGCACCGGCGCCGCCCTGCTGGCCAACGGCGTACACACGCTGGTGGTGCGCTACACCGGCGGGGGCACCGCCGTCGCCGCGGCCTACCGCATCTGGCTCGACGGCGTGGAGGTCACCGCGGCGCTGGGCGGCAACGTCGCTGCCTCCGGCAACACCCGCTGGCTCGCCACGTCGGTCCCGTCCGAGGTGGCCAACGCCGCCGTGCGCGAGTCCATCGTCTGGACCTCCGCGCTGTCGCCGGCCGACTGCGCCGCCGCCGCCGCCTACCTGGAGGCCAAGCGGTGAGCCTCTGGCGCCGCACGCTCCTCACGCTCCACGCCGCCCTCACCCGCACGCTCACAGGAGTCACGCCCATGTCCTTTGTCCCGTCGTCCAGCGTCATCTTCGCCGCCCCGCCCGCCGTCGCCGCCTCGCTCCAGGCGTACCTCGTGGCGACCCTCGTGCGCCTCAACGGGGACGTGGAGCAGGTCGCCCTCACGCAGCGCCTCGGACCCGACGGCGGGGACTACAACGCCCCCGCCTACTACGCCGGCGCCATGACGCTCTCGGAGGCCGAGATCGTGCTCATCCGCGACGAGTTCCGCGCGGGCGGCGCGCTCTACGACGCGGGCGCCCGGGCCCGCCGGCAACTCTTCCCGCCGACGGAGGTAGCCGCCCCGGCCGTCGTCGCCGGCAAGCTCACCGTCGACGTGATCGAGGAGCTACCCATCCCGGCCGGCGTCGACTGGTCCGTCACCCGCGTGGGCAAGGACGCGTTCTTCGCGGAACTCGGCCTCCCGGGCGCGCCGCTCGTCGTCCTCGACCCGCCCGAGCAGAACCTCTGACATGAACGCCGACGCCCTCATGGCCGCGCTCACCGCGGCCCGGGGGGAGGGCGAGCGGCTGGCCATCCTCGGCGCGCAGGTCGTGGAACTCACCCGCGAGGTGGACACGCAGCGCGCGGAGCTGGACACGCTCACGGCCAACGCCAGCGAGTCACGAGTGGAGCGCACCCGGTACCGGGACCAGCTCACGTCGCTCGCCGACATGATGCTCGCGCTGGGCGAGCGCGTGGGCAAGGTCGAGCGCGGCCTGTCCAGCATCTCCCGGCTCTACGAGCAGCAGGAGGAGATGGCCCGGCTGCGCCACGGCGAGGTGCTGCACGCGCTCGGCATCGCCGCCCGGGACAGCGCCGCCAAGGGCACCGCGCTCGCCGTCACCTCGGACACGCTCGCCACGACCGCCGACCGCGTGGCGGCCACCGAGTCCGGGCTGGTGCGGGTCACGCGCATGGTCGGCATCAGCGGGACGGTGGTGGCCGTGGTGCACCTCGTCCTCAACTTCATCGCGCAGAACATCGTCTGGAGAGTCGACCGCCATGCCACCCGAAGCCCAAGCCCTCCTGTCCTGGCTGCAAGCGCACCCGCTGCAAGCGGCCCTCGCCCTCCTGTGCCTGGTGACCCTGGCGCTGGCCAACGTGACGTTGACCCCTGAGCAGGCCGCGGCCAGCCCGCGCTACGCGAGCGCCGTCGTCTTCGCGCAGAAGGTGGCGCCGGTCCTGCGCGGCATCGCCAAGCCGCTCGCCGGGATCTTCCTCCCGCGGTACGCCGTGGAGGTGGTGACCGCGCTGTTCCCGCCGAAGGACAGCGCCGCCGGCCCTGCCTCCACCCCGCCCGGGGGTGCGCCGTGAGCGCGGCCGACGTGCTCGGCGCGCTCGACCGCGTGCCGTTCGCCGCGTGGCTCGCGGTGGGCACGGCGCTCTCCTGCGCCAGCCTCCCTCCGGCCGCTCCGTCCGGGGACGTGGTGCGTGACCTGCGGGCGGCCGTCGCCCACGCGGAGGCCGGGCTGCCGCTGGCCCGGCTCGGCTGCCAGGCCATCCACCACGACGACGAGCGGGCCGCGTGCCTCGCCGTCGCCGCCCGGGTGGAGGCCGCCCTCGGCCCCGCCCGCGACGCGCTCGCCCGGGCCGACGCGTGCGCCGGGCAGGACGACGAACCGGCGTGCGTGGCGCTCGCCGTGGACGGCGCCAACGTCCTGCTCCGCGCGCTCCAGGGGCAACCGCTCCTGCCGGCCGCCTCCTCGACCCCGGCCCCCAGCGCCAGCGCCAGCCATGGCCCCTGACGTGGCGGCCCGCGTGGCGGCGCTCGCCGTGGAGGTGTTCGAGGACGAGCACCCGCTGACCGCCGCCATGCGCCAGCGCCTCACCGACCGCATCACCGCCCGGCTCATGGTGGAGCCGGCGCCTGTCGTCTGGAGCCCGGAGGCTCCGACCCTCACCGACCCGAGGAGCCTGTGACATGGCCACTGCATTCCGACTGAGCACCGCCCTGCGCAACGCCGGGCTGGACGCGATCTTCACCAGCGCGCAGAACAGCGGCAAACTTCGAATTTATGACGGCACCCAGCCCGCCGGACCGGACACCGCCATCACCACGCAGACGCTCCTCGTGGAGCTGACGCTGAACGCCACCGCGTGGGCGGCTGCCTCCTCCGGCAGCAAGCTGGCCAACGCCATCACCGGGGCGGCGGCCGTCGCCTCGGGGACCGCGACGTGGTTCCGCATCACCAACGCCGCCGGCTCCACCGCCTACGCGGACGGCACCGTCGGCGCCACCGGCAGCACGAGCAACCTGGAGTTGCCCACCGCCACCATCACGGCCGGCGTCACGGTCAACGTGACCAGCCTCACCCTCACCATCCCGTCCTCCTACTGAGAGCCCACCCATGACCATCACCCTGAGCGGCGGCCCCCACGGGGGCGAGGAGCACACGTTCCCGGGCGACGCGCCGGGCACCACGCTGGACCTGCCGAGCGCGCGCGCCGGACGGGTCGAGCGGTACGAACTGCGCGAGGCCGTGGACGCCTACGGCGAGCCTGTCGACGGCGAGCGCATGGCCATCTTCGTCGGCACGGTGCGGGTGCCCTGACCATGCCGGCCGGGACCACGACCGTCGACTTCGGCGCGCACCCGGGGGCGACCGACGCCAGCGTCACCGTCACCGGGCAGACGGCCATCGCGTCCGGGTCGCTCGTGGAGGCGTGGCTGATGCCCACCTCCGCGACGGCGGACCACTCGACCGACGAGCACCTGATCGACGGCCCCCTCGTCATGGCCTGCGACCTGGTGGCGGGCACCGGCTTCACCATCCGCGCGCAGGCCCGCAACCCGGGCGCGCTCACCGGCACCTGGCGCGTCGGCTGGGTGTGGCACACGCCCTGACCTGACCCCGGCGCCGCCTCCCCGACGAGGCCGCGCCGTCCCCCTCTCTCCCTGACCTGACAGCCGCCCGGCGCCCGTGCGTCGAGACCGCGGCGCGGAGCGCATTCCATGGCCATCGAAGTCAAGAGCGGTTCGTCGTCCAACGTGATGGACGTGGACGCCGACAAGCAGGCGAAGGTCGTCCTCAACAGCGACATGAGCAAGGCCGGGTACGCCCTGCTCGCGTGCCGCAACGACGAGGGCGTCCTCACCGGCGCCACGTACAACAAGAACCCGGAGGCGGACGCGGACTACCGGCTGCGCGTGGCCACGGAGAAGATCGACTTTCACGAGCCGTTTTCCGGCGCTGCCCTCAACTCGTCGCAGTGGTCCTCCACCGTCACCACCTTCGCCACGGCCGTCAGCGGCGCCTACCTGCGGCTCAACTCCGCGGCCAGCGCGGCGGCCAACGGCGTGGCGCGTGTCACGTCCTACCGGACGTTCAGCGTGTTCCAGCCGTTCCCGCTGTACCTGGACTTCCCGATCCAGATCAACGCGGCCAGCGTCGGCATTGCGAACACGGTCTGGGAGGTGGGCCTGTTCTTCGCCACGGGCACGACGGCGCCGACGGACGGGGTGTTCGTCCGGATGAACGCAGCCGGCGAACTCCGGCTGGTGTGCTCGTTCGGCGGATCGGAGACGACCTCCGCGACCATCAACTACAACGCGCTGATCGACGGCGTGAACCAACTGCTCGACGTCAACGTCGACCGACACATCGTCCTCGGCATCACCGCTCACGACATCGAACTGTGGATCGACGACGTGCTGGTGGCGGAGCTGGAGCAGCCGGCCGGCATCCCGTCCTTCGCGCAGTCGCAGGCGCTGCCGATCAGTTACCGGATCTACAACGGCGCCGTGGCCCCCGCCTCGGCCACCACGCTGCTGGTGGGCCCGGTGACTGTCAGCACGTCCGGCATCGCCAACGGGCAGACGTACCCGGACGCGATGGCGCTGAGCGGGTTCGGCGCCTACCAGGGACAGAGCGGCGGCACGCTGGGGCAGACGCTCAACTGGACCAACTCGACCGAGCCGGTCAACGCCACGCTCTCGAACACGGCCGCCGGCTACACGACGCTCGGCGGGCAATGGTCATTCGCCGCGCCGGCCGGGGCGGTGACGGACTTCCTGCTGTTCGGGTACACGGTGCCGGCTGCTGCCGCCGGGTCGTTCAACCGCACCCTGCTCGTGAAGGGCGTGCGCATCGACGCGGTGAACGTCGGCGCCGCGGTCGCTACCACGGCCACGGTGCTGCAATGGGCGGTGAGCGTCGGGGCCACGGCGGCGTCGCTGGCCACGACCGAGAGCGCCACGGCGAAGGCGCACCGGCGCGTGGCGCTCGGCGTCCAGTCCTGGATCGTCGGCGCCGCCATCGGAGCGCCGGCCGAGTCGATCTGGCTGGACTGCTCCCAGGCGCCGCTGATGGCCGAGCCGGGCACCATCATCGGCATCATCGTGCGCGTCCCCATCGGCACGGCCACCGCGTCGCAGGTGATCCGCGGGACGTGCGCGATCATCGGCCACTACGTCTGACCCGCGCGCCCTGACCCATGAGCCTCCTTCTCGCGCTAGAGACCCCGGCCACGCTGGACGGCACGGCCTCCGGGTCGGTGCCGGTCGGCGCGGTCGCCGTCGGCACGCTGACGCTGGCCGCCGTCGTCGTGGCCGGCGTGGCGGTCGGCGCCACGTCCGCCGGCACGCTGTCCCTCTCGGGCACGGCGGCCGGGTCGGTCGTCGTCGGCGCCACGTCCGCCGGTGGCCTGTCGCTCGCCGGGGCGGCGGTCGGCGGGGTGCCCGTCGGCGGCGCGTCGTCCGGCGGGCTGAGCCTGTCCGGCGCGGCGTCCGGCGGCGTGGCCGTGGGCGCCTCCTCCACGGGGACGCTGACGCTGGCCGGCGTCGGGGCGTGCGGCGTGGCCGTCGGCTGCGCGGCGCCCGCGTCGATGACCCTGGCCGGGGTCGGGGTCGGGGGCGTGCCGGTCGGCGCGTCCGCCCCCGCGGCGATGGCCATGGCGGGCACGGCCTCCGGCGCCGTCGTCGTCGGGGCCACCACGCCCGGCACGCTGACGCTCGCCGGGGCGGCCTCCGGGTCGCTCCCGGTCGGGGCCACCAGCGCCGCCACCCTGAGCCTGACCGGCGTCGCCGTGTGCGCCGTGCCGGTCGGCGCGTCGGCCGCCGGTGACCTCACGCTGGCCGGCGCCTGCACCGGCGGCGTCCCCGTCGGCTGCGAGGCGACCGGCGCCTACGCGCTCCCGTTCCCGGTGGGCGCCCGCACGGCGGCCACCACCGTCCGCACCCGCACCCTGTCCGCGGCCGTGGTCACCACGACCGCCACGCTCACCACCCGCACCCGCACGGAGGCACGCGCCGTGTCTGCCACCTACGTCAAGCGCGTCGACGACACCCTGCCCACCTTCGGCGCGACGCTCACGCTCAACGGCGCCGCCTACGACCTCAACGACCCGCTCAACGGGGTCGCGTCGGCCGAGCTGCGCTACCGGCTCCGCGGCGCCTCCACCTGGACCACCCGCGCGGTGACCGTGCACCCGACCACCACCGGGCTCGTGACCTACACCTGGCAGGCCGGGGAGCCGGCCGAGGCGGGCGTGTACGAGTACGTCGTCACGCTGACCTACGTGAGCGCGGACCGGCTCTCGTTCCCGAACGGGGACGGGTACGCGACCTTCACCGTGACGGCGGGGTCGTCGTGACGCTGAGCAACGCCCGGGACCGGGAGATGGCCATGATCGTGTGGGTCATCGTCGCCGGGGTGCTGCTGTGGCTCGGCTCCTGCGGGCTGGCGGCGACGCGCGTGCCGGAGGGCGACGAGTCGGACGACCCGGCGAGCGCGGCCAGCACGCACGCGGCGGCGTGGTGGCGGGCGCGGTGACCCCTCGCCCGGCTGCTTTACATCTTCACGGACCGAGCGCCCGGTGGCGCCCGGTCGTCTCCTGTCCGTTCACCAAGGAGCCAGCATGGCGACTGTTCACAAGTCCACCGTATCCGTCGGTCCCGTCACCACCACGCCGACCGACACCCGGCAGAACCTCACCGTCAACGGCTGGCGCCTGTGCGTCTTCTCGACGGACACCGGCGAGCCGCGCATCCGTGACCTCGACCTGGCCGAGCGGCTTGGGTACAAGAAGACTCACAACATCCGCGACCTGATCGAGCGGCTCGTCGCAGAGGGCAAATTGTCCGGCGTTCAAACGTTCCGCACCGTGCGGAACGTTGCCCGGCAGGGGCGCGGCGAGGTCAAGATCGAAGGTCTTGAGTACTGGCTCACGGAAGCGCAGGCCCTCAAGGTCGTCGCCAAGAGTGGGACCGACATCGCCGACACGATCCTCGACGAGATGATCGAGGTGTTCCGCCTGGCCATCCGCGGGCTCCTGTCGCCGGAGCGCGCCGGCTCGGCCGACGACCGGCTGGCCCGGTTCCTCCTGGCCGAGCGGCAGAACATCGCGCGGTTCCTGGACGACGATCTCATCTTCGAGGTGTGCCGGATCTACGGGTACGGGCACCACCCGGGCAACCCGCCCCCGCAGTTCTTCCGCATGGTGGCCGAGCGGTTCTACGCGCTCCTCTTCGGCAAGGAGGTGCACGACGAGATGCGCCGGTGCGCAGGCCAGCGGAAGTACTACCAGTTCCTCACCGACAACGCGCAGCGCATGGCCCAGCGTGACCTCGACATCCTGCTGACGCTGGCCCGCCAGTGCTTCAGCCCGGACGAGTTCTGGATGCGCGTGGAAGCCCACTTCAAGGAGCAGCCTCTCCAGGGCTCGTTGCTCCTGTCCTGACACGGCGCGCAAGGTGGCCATTCACAACGATGATCGTTGCAGTTGCCCACGGCCCATGGGCGAGCCGAGAGCAGTTGCAACCATCATGGTTGTAACTGGTCCCGACGCGGAAGCCGACGACGAGACACCTGCGCCCGGCGAGGCAGATTGACGCCATGCCAAGGACCGTCGCCATCCTCACCCACAAGACCATCCACCTGTGTCATCAAGGCGGTTGCTGAAGACGGCAAGCCGCACGAGATGCTGGCCGTCCACCTCGACTCGCTGCCGCTCCCGCTGGCGAAGGCGAACTGACCCCTGCGCCCGGTGAGGCAGAGTGACGCCATGACCACCCGCGCCCAGCGCATCCAGAAGCGCCGCCGTAGCCGTCTCCGGTCCGTCGCCCGGACGCTTCACCGCCGGCTCTACCAGGACGACTCCGCCATCGCGCTGCCCATGCTGGCGGACGCGGCGCCCACGTCTCCGCCGGGACACCTGCGTGGTGGCCGGGAGACCAGAGGTACTGACGCCATGCCTGATGACAAGCCTGCTGTCCTCACGGAGACCCCATGACCGGAGCCTATTTCCTCGACTCTCTCCAGCGCCGTGAGCACGCCGTCGCCCTGGCGCTCCACGCGGTCCGCGGCGTCCTCGGGCGCGACGTGGGCGACCCCGTGCACGAGGAGGTGACCGAAGGCCGGCGCCGCGAGTGGGAGGCGGCGCTGCGGGCGGGCGCCGCGTGGGCCGTGGCGATGAAGGCCGGCTACCACTCCTGCGGCGACCTCGTGGCGTGGATGCTCCACCGCCTCGGGTGCCGGGACGAGGCGCTGGTCAACCGCACCGACGACGGTGGCCTGCGGGCGTGGCAGCCGGGCCGGAACCTGACGAACATCGCCGGCAGCCGGTACTACGCGGCGCACACGACGGCGGACGTGCCGCAGCCGGGGGACGTGCTGTTCCTGCTGAAGAACGGCGGCCACCTCGGCGTGCTGATCGAGTGGGACGGCGCCGCGGGCGTGGCCATCACCGCGGACTACGGCCAGCCCTACGGCCGGCGGCGGTCGCGGCGGATCGGGCGGCGCGACGGGCGCTGGACGCTCGACGGGTCGACGCTCCACGGGTGGCTGGACCTGGACGCGGTGCCGCTGGACGGGCCGCTCGACCTGACGGGGGTGGCGTGATGGCCGCTCCGGGTGGGCTGCCGGTCCCGCACCGGCTCGTGGACGCCTGCGCCCGGGCGTGGCTGGCGCTGCTGTGCGAGGCGAGGCGGGACTACCGCTGGCACACGTCGGACGTGCGCACGGCGCGGCCGCCGACGATGGGGCTGGCGCTGGCGAAGGAGCTGCTCCGGCGGGGTGAGGAGGCGGTGCGCCCGCTCCACCTGGACGCGGTGCTGGACGCGCACGAGGCCGAGCATGGCTGACCCCAACGCTATGACATTCGAGTGCGACTGCGGCGGTACCGTCGAGCGGTTCGCCCGGGCCGGGCGCGTGTACACGATCCACTGGACGGGGCTGCGCTACGAGGTGCCCGATAACCTTGCGCTGCTAGCGTGCCGCGTGTGCGGGGACCTGTGGACGGACGGCGCCGACCTGGAGGAGTTGGAGCAACTGGCCCGGGTCGCGTGGATCGAGCAGGTCACGGCCCTGGTCCGGGCAGAGCGCGGGCGCGCAGAGAACGCCCTGGCGGACGCGTGGGAGGCCACGGCCGCGCTACTGCCGGCGCTGTGGGACGCGGGCATCCGGGCCGAGTTTAGCGTGTCAGCGCACTCAACGGGCGGGGCCGTGGTCGTGCTGCGATCCGCCCGCAGGCACGTCCCTCGCAAGGTGGTGCTCTGGATCATGGGGTCCACGGTGGTCGCGTCGATGCTCTGCCAGGATGCGCACGTCACCGCGGACGCGCCGGTGGAGGACACGGCCCCGCTGCTGGCCAAGGTGCGCGCGTTCCTACAGGGAGACGAACATGGCTGACCCCGACGCCTGCGCGCCGCAGCCCTACACGCGCCTCGTGCTGTCGCTGATGGTCTACGAGGCGGCGCTCCACAACGACTGCGGCGACCCTCTCGACCTGGACTGCGACTGGCCCTCGCCGCCGGGCTACGAGTGCGGCCCACGGTGGTTGCCGCGGAGGATCTACGATGACGCTTGACCCCTCGATCCGGGCCCGGTGGATCGCCGACAACAAGCCGCTGGAAGGCGCCATCCCGTGGCCGTACCTGTGCACCAGCCGCGTGTTCACCTTCGCCCACGGCGTCACCGCCACGACCCGCGCGCAGGCCCACGGCTACCGGTGGGTACGGCGCGGGACCACCGACCCGGCGACGCCCGCCGAGGTGGATGCCGCGTGGGACGCGCTCATGCTGGCGCCGGCCGAGGTGCGGGAGCGCATCGCGCAGCTCGGGGCAGGGGAGGCGCGCCGGCATGTGCAGATCGAGCTACCGCCGGCCGAGGTGGAGCGCGCGACGCTGACCCGCTACGACGCGACGGCGGCGGACCTGCTCCGGCGCTACCCGGCGCTGTCGTCCTGGCCGGTGGAGGTGCAGACCGTGTGCATGTCGATTGCGTGGGCGGCCGGCTCGGCGTCGCCGTACCCGCGCATGTACGCGGCGCTCCACCGGCACGACTGGCGCACGGCGCGGGCCGAGTGCCTGCTGCGTGTGGTCCGGGCGGACGGCACGCGCAACAAGGGGCTGGTGGCGCGCAACGACTGGCACCTGCGCCTGTTCGACCGGCTCCTCGCGCGGGAGGAGGCGGACGCCCCGACCCTGCCCCCGGCCCCGGACGCGCCGCCGTCGGACACGGAGCCGATGACCGACGCCATGCGGAGCGAGGTGCTGGGGCTGGTGGCGGCCACGCTCGACCAGTCCGCCCGCGACGCGCTCGCCGAAGGGTACCGGCGCCGGTAGCCCTGACCTACAACCTCTGTTCCGTGCCACGGCCCGTGGGGATTCGTCCTCGCGGGCCGCTGGTCTTTTGTGCGCCCGGTGACCCCTCGCCACGGCGGGCGAGGATGGCGGGATGAACCCCATCCCCCTGCGCCACGGACGGCGCATCTACGCCTACGCCTGCGGCCGGTGCCACACGCCCGGCGACAAGGGCGCCGAGTGCTGGACCTACGACCCGGCGGACCGCGACGCAGCGCAGCGCCGCTGGGCGGACCTCAGCCGGCACAGCGCCGAGCGGTGCTGCCGCTGCTCGGCCTGCGGCGAGGTGCTGCCCGAGGGCCGGCGGTGCGGCGACTGCCCCGCGTGCGAGGCGAAGCGCCGCGCGCTCGTGGAGGAGCACCGGGCCGCCGCGCATCGCCTGGACGTGTGCATCGCCGAGGCGCGCGGGGCCCGGAGCGGGGAGGCGGCGCTGCGGCTACGCGAGGCCATCACCCGGTACGCGACGGACTACCGCGACGACTACGAGGAGGAGGGCGACTGGCCGGAGACGCTGGCCTTCGACCTGTGGCGGGACGCGAGCGGCGGCGGTCACCCGGCCCTCGACGCGTTCGCCGCGCTGGCCCGGGAGGCGGGCGGGTGGTGGTGCCGGCGCCGCGGGGAGCACGACCCGGCGTTCTTCCCCACCAGCGAATGGCTGGCGATGGTCGCCGCGGAGTCTCGTGGACCGGACCCCTCGGCCGGTGGTGGCAAGGTGACGGGATGAGCGCATACGAAGATCTCGTCAAGCGGCTGGCGGCGGCCTTGGTTTCATGGTCGACCGAGACAATCCAGGAACACACGACCGCCGGCCTTTCCAGCCATGAGGCAAACGGCGTCATGATCGACGTGGCGTCAACGTTCCTCGCATCCGTCCTGGCGAACGCCAACGTCAGCAGCGCCTCCGCGGCCATACTCCATGAGAGACTGGCCGAGATGTACCGGACCGGTCGGGGCCCGGAGCCGGAAGAGGTGACATGGTGACCGGCGAGCTCCACTACCTCGACCTGCTGCGCAACGCGCTCACCCGCGGCACGCTGCGCGAGACCCGGGCCGTGCTGCGCAGCACCGGCGAGCGCGTGCGGGCGTACACGCTGTGGGCGCCGGACCCGCTGCGCTTCGACCTGGCGCGCGGCTTCCCGGCGGTGACCACCAAGCGGCTCGCGTGGCGCAGCGTGGTGGCCGAGTTGCTGTGGTTCCTCTCCGGGTCGACGGACGAGCGCGAACTGCGTGCGATGGGCGCCACCATCTGGCAGGCGTGGGCGGACCCGGAGACCGGCGAGGTGGGGCCGTCCTACGGGCACAACTGGCGCCGCTTCGGCGGGCACACGGACCAGGTTGCCGCGCTGGTCGAGGGCATCCGGGCGACGGTGCGCGACCCGGGCGCCAGCGTCGGGCGGAGGCTGATGCTGACGGCGCTGGACCCGGCCACCGTGCACGAGGCGGCGCTCTACCCGTGCCACCCGCTGGCGCAGTGGGACGTGCACGACGGGCAGCTGTCCTGTGCGTTCTACCAGCGCAGCGCCGACCTGTTCCTCGGGACGCCGTTCAACGTCGCGTCCTACGCGCTGCTGACGCACCTGCTGGCGGCCGTGTGCGGGCTGACGCCGGGGACGCTGACGATGCACCTGGGCAACGCCCACGTCTACGAGAACCACGCGGACCTGGTGCGGGAGCAGCTACGCCGCTGGCCGAGGCCGTCGCCCCGGCTGAACCTGCCCGCGCCGCTGGACTTCCAGCGCCCCCACGAGCACGCCCGGGTGCCGGTCTTCTGCGGGCCGGAGGGGCTGCCGCTGACGGTGGCGGACCTCGGGCTACTGGACTACGACCCACACCCGGCGCTCGCGGGTGAGGTGGCGGTGTGAAGGTCGGCCGCCTCGCTCGACGCCCCCGACCCTGACCCCTCGCCCGCGTCCCGCAGGATGGGGCCATGCGCCGACGACGCCAGCCGTTGCCCCCGCCGCCCCGGGTCGAGATGCCGCCCCCGCCCCGACCGTCCGCGGACCTGACCGTGGCGCTGTGCTGGGCGCTCCCGCCGGACGTGGCGCCGCGTCAGGCAGAGCACGCCCTCGACCTGGCGGTGATGCGCGGCCACGTCTCGTGGTGGGCGTGGCAGGGGGAGCGCGTCGTGGCCCACACGCGCCGGGTGCGGGCGACGCTGGCCGCGCTGTGCCCGACGCTCGGGCAGCCCGTAGCCCTGGCCGTCGACGAGCGGACCCCCTGACCCCCTGACCGGCGGTGGCACCGTGGGGACATGAAGCTCCACGCGATCCTCGCCCTCTCCCGCGACGGCGCCCTCGGCGACACCCGCACCCCGTCCGGGCTGCCCTGGCCCCGGCTCGGCCTCGACCTACAGCGGTTCCGCCGGCTGACCGAGGGCCGCGTCGTGCTGATGGGTCGGCGCACCCACGACACGCTACCGCCGCGGGGTCTGCCGGGGAGGCGGCTCGTGGTGCTGACGCGGCACCTGGACGCCACGGGCCGGGTGGGAGCGCCATGCGCGTGGGTGCGGAGCGTGGAGGACGCGCTGGCCGCCTACCCGGGCGAGGAGGTGGTCGTGCTGGCCGGCGGCGCCGAGGTCTACCGGGCGCTGCTGTGGCGATGCTCGCGCATCTACCTGACCACGGTGGAGGCGGACTACCCGGAAGCGGACGTGCGGCTGGACCCGGGCGAGGTGACGTGGCGGCGCACCTGCCTCAGCCGGGAGCGGCACCCGCCCGAGGACGGGACGCCGGTGGCGGTGACCTTCAGCGAGTGGGTGTGACCGCGGGCCGGCGCTCACCGAAGTCCTTGACCAAAGTCCCTTCGACCGTCAGTATGCGACTTGAGTGGAGACGCCTACTGACGCTGAAAGAAACTTCACGTTTCTGGAACTTCGGTGAGCAGACCAGGTCGGGCAACGGGTGTGATGACCCGCGATCCGGCCTTCCCTGAATCGGACCAGCGATCCCTTCGGTGGCCTCCGCAGGTAGACGGCTGCGCGGAGGCGTGCTACCTTGCGTTCAACACACCAGCCCCGCTTGCTTCGGCAGCGCATACGGGCTGGTCTTCTCCGATACCCCTGGCGCCTGGCGCCGTCTCATCCCCGCACCCCACGCCCTCGGCTCACCCCGGGGGCGTGGTCTTTTGTCCGGTCGTGCGTCTCAGCCCCGCCAGCAGGCCCACAGGTCGAGGAGGCGCACGGGCGGGGGTGGCTGGCGGTAGCTCATCGGCGCCTCCGCACGACGGCCCGGTACCGCACGGTACGGCGCTCGCCCTCGTCGTGGGTGGCCTCGATCCGCCAGCCGGCCGCGCGCATCCGGTCGAGGTAGCGGTACAACCCCGCCCGGGAGGCGCCGGAGGCCGCGCGCATCTCGTCCAGGGTGAGGCCCTGGCGAGGCGCCTCCACCAGCGCCAGGGCGAGGCGGAGGAGCGGCTCCGTGCTCGCCTGCTGCGAGAGGACACGGACCCGGCGCGCGGTCACAGCCCGGGCACCCCGCGCGAGGCGAGCCACCGGCGGGCGTCGGCCGCAGCGATGGCGCCGTCGGTCGCGTCCAGCTCGCCGGCCCGGGCGAGCCGGCGGACGCTGTTCGGGTCGATGCCGGCCAGCGCTGCCACCTGCGCCACCGTCACCGGCCGGCCGGTCTCCACGGCCTCCCGGCCGAGGGCCGCGGTCAGGACCAGGGCGAGGCGGTCGGGGAGGCTGGACGGGTCGAGGTCGGACACGTTGACCTCCCCGGCCAGCCACGCGGTCAGCAGCGCCGGGAGCGGGCCGCTGGGCGGGTCGAGCGGGCTGGCCAGCAGCGGCACCAGCTCGACGGCGTAGGACTCCACGGCGTCGTCCAGGTCACCCTCGCCGCGGGCGTACCGGGCGAGGTCGGCGGCGGTGAGGCCGATGCCCGTGTCGCCGTGGGGGCCGGTGACGTGGACGGTCAGGCCGGGGGACAGCGGGAGGGCGAGGCGGGCGACGTGGTGCGCGAGCGCCGCGGACAGGTCGCGGGCGAGGGCGCTGGGGTCGATGTCGGTGAGGCGGAGGGTGGTCGGGGGTCGCGTCATAGCGCCTCTAGCCCCGAGGCGCCGTGAGGCACCAGCGGGGCAGGGGAGGCGGTGGCGGTGGCGGTGGCGGGCGGGGTCAGAGCGGCGAGGTCTCGTGCCAGACCGGCTCGCCGCCGGTGTCCTCCACCCACCACGTCTCGCCGTGGACCTGGACCTCGGCCAGCACCTCGCGGCCGGCGGCGCCGTCCTGGGTCCAGGCGCGCACGAGGACGCCACCCGCGTCAGTGACCTCGCGGACCAGCGCGGAGTCGGAGGCGAGGAGGCGGCCGAGGTACGCGGCGTCCTCCTCGATGGCGTCGGTCCAGTCGGTGGTGGCGAGGGTGTCGAGGTCGGTCATGGGGTCGTGTCCTTCCGCCGGGGTGGTAGGGCCCGGCACGCCGTCGAGCCCGGGGCCCTGGTTCTCCAGGACCTCCCGGGCGGGAGCGCGAGCGGGCGGGGTCAGCGGACGAGGAGCGGGTGCGGCGCGTACGTCGGGCCGCCGGTCCAGCCGGGAAGCGCCTCGCACCAGGCCAGCGCGCTCACGGCCTCCTCGCCGGCGAGGACGACCTCGGTGGCGTCGCCGTGGATCAGGTCCACCAGCCCGGCCGGGCAATCCTCGGCGTCGCGGGCGGCGGTCCACCAGTCCTCGGGGCCGTTCTCCTCGTCGACGGCGAAGGTGACGGCCACCTCGGACAGCCACCAGACGTTGCCGTCCTTGGCGCCGCGCTCTTCCAGCACGTAGGCCTGGAGCCCGGGGCGGCCCTGCGCCCACGCGCCCACGGTCATCACCTCGCACCCGTAGGCGCCCGACTCCTCGGCGTTGTCCATCGCCTCGGCCGCGGTCTCGCCGCCCACGCTGGTCTCGCCGGTGCTGGTGCCGTTGAGGACGATGCACAGGGTCTCGTTGTCGATGCTGTCCACGTCGCGGGACTGGAGGCACTTGATCTCGGTGGTGGTCATGGGTCGTGTCTTTCTGCCGGAGCGGTGGGCCGGCACGGGCTTGAGCCCGGGGTCTCGGTTTGCCGAGACCTCCCGGGCGGGAGCGGGGTCAGGTGCGGGTCAGAGGACGGGGCACCCGTACTCGGCGCGCTCGCTGTCGGAGAGACCCAGCCAGGCGTCGCCGATGCGAGCCGCGGCGGCCTCGATGGCGTCGGCCTCGGCGCCATCGTCCTGAACGGAGAGGCCGTGGAGGCGGGTCTCGCGGGTGGTCTCGACCTCGACCTCGTAGCCGGCGGCGGTGAGCCGATCTGCGAGGTAGCGGCCCCAGGCGGTCACCGCGGCGAGGAGGGCGGGGCCGGTGAGGTCGGAGTAGGTGGAGGCGTGAGCGGGGACGGAGAGGGTGATGGTCGTCATGGTCGTGTCTTTCTCGGCGGGGGTGGTGTGTCCCGCCGTTGATCTAGTTGTAGGTCGCTTAGTCCGTTGTGTCAACGGACAATCAGCCGGGTCAGTTCTTTTCTTCGAGGGCCGCCCGAGGGGTTCGGCCCGGTGAGCGCCGCGAGCCCCGGTCCGGCGCGGTGGCGCTGGAGTCCGGGGCGGGTGGGGCAGGGCGCGGTCAGAGCCAGGGGCGGGTCGGGGACGCGATGGCCGCGGCCCGGTCCGCCGGGCTCATCTTGCTCACGGCCGCCCGCCACTCGGCCATCGCCCAGAACCGGTCACGCTGGGCCTGCGCCGCCTTGTGGTCGGCGCCGGTCTTGCGGACATAGCAGGACTCCCGGACCACCTCGATCCACCCCTCGGACGCGGGGAGCCGGAGGCCCGTGGACTCGTACAGCTCGACCTCGCCCAGCAGCGAGTGGAAGGAGCGGGCCACCCGGACATCCAGTTTCCCGTCGAACGCCTTGACGGTGCGGACATCACGGACGCTGAGGGCGGTGCCCAGACCGTTGGCGTTGGAGGCCAGCGTCGCGGCCATGGTGCTCCGGGCGCGGCGTTCCGCGCGGGTGGCGTCCAGCCCCCACCCGAGGGCGCGGCTGGCGCAGTCGCGGCCGTAGTGCACCACCTCGCCGTCCTGGTTCTCCAGGGCCACGGAGCACTTGAGCTTGCGCTTGCCGCAGCAGTCGCAGGTGGTCACGGAGTCGTCGATGCCGAGAAAGGTGAGTTTGGTCATGGTCGTGTCCTTCCGCCGGGGTGGTAGGGCCCGGCTACAGGACTCATAATAATACGGGCGCCCGTATTGTCAACGGACAATCGCACGGGGCTGTGTCGATTGTCCGGGCGGGTGGGCTCAGCCCCGCGGTTTGCCCTTGGTCCAGCCTCGCTTGGGGGGCGGGGTGGCGGCGGCCTCCCGGGCGGCGGCCAGCGCCACGGCGGCGCTCTCCCCGGCCAGCAGCGCCCGGGTAGCGGCCAGCGCCGCCAGCACGGCCCCGGCCTGGGTGGTGGCGCCGAGCCGGGTGGCCAGCGCCGCCAGCTCCTCGCGCTCCTCCTCCGTCAGCCGGAGGGTCAGCCGGCCGCGGGTGCGGCTGGCGTCCTCGCTCGAGTAGTCTCGTGTCATGGTCGCCCCCGCAGTTGATCCACGGCCGTCATGTCCGCGAGTGCGAGCTTGAGCGAGTGGAGGCCGTCGACCGAATCGATGGCCACTCCGCCGGACCATGCATACCAGTCGCCCCCGGGGTACACCTGCGCCACCACGTCCACGCCTCGGCCGGTGAATCGAAATCCGGCCAGCCCGGTGCCTGTGGCGGCTACCGGCTCCACGCTGAGCGCGAGAATCCTCGCCATCACCGCAGCCTGTCCGGTCACATATCCAATAGGGTCTTTCATGGTCCGTGTCCTCCAGCGCCGCGAGCCCCGGTCCGGCGCGGTGGCGCTGGAGTCCGGGGCGGGGTGGTGGGCCGGCGAGGTCAGGCGGCGACGTCGGCGATCTTGGCGTTCTTGACGGCCTGCACGGCCGCCGCGTCGTCCAGGCCGGCCAGCGCCACGCCGGCCTCGTTGACGCTGTAGGTCAGGCCGTAGCGACCGCCGAGGGCGAGGAAGCCAAGCCGGTGCGCCTCGAACACGACGTGCTTGGCGCGCACCTTGCCGGGGTTGATGCTCAGCCAGGCGCCCTTGGGGCCATGCGCCTTGTGCCAGATCAGAACCCAGTCCGCCTTGTACCTCCGCTCGGTCATGAACCGCACGAGCTGGACGATGTGGCGGGGGAGGACGTGCTTGTTGTCGTAGTCGCCCTGGGGGTGGTGGATGAGCATGGTCGTGTCCTTCCGCCGGGGTGGTGTGTCCCGGCTACAGGACTCATACTAATACGGGCGCCCGTATTGTCAACAACAAATCGACACGGTGCCGGCGACGAATCGTCCGCGGCCTATCGTCCACACGGGGGCGTCCTGGCGGGCATGTGCCTGAAATCGTGGCACTTCCGCGGCGTCCCCAGCGGGATTCGAACCCCCTACATGTCACCCTACCGCAGCGATCCGGCCCATGTCCAGCGGGATCAGCCCCGTTCGCTAGGCCACGTCGTTCGCCGGTAGACACGACTCGTGGACGATGCCGAGGGGCGGGAACACCTCCCCGAACGCCTCCGCCAGCGCCTCCGCGTCGCGCACGTAGCCGGCCGTCGTGGCGAAGTCCTTGTGCCCGGCCGCCGCCTGGATCTTCAGCGGGTCGTCGCCGCGGACCGCGCGCCAGGTGATGCCGGTCGCCCGGAGGTCGTGCCAGGTGATGCGCTTGCGGGTACGGTCGCCCGCCTCCACGAACAGTTCCTCGCGCTGGACGCCGGCCCACCGGAGGTACTGCCGGAGCCGGTCCGCCAGGTCCTCGGCCGGCGGCATCGCCACCACCGGGCCGGACGCGCTGGCGCCGCCGGCCTCCTCGCGCATCTGGCGCAGCAGCGGCAGCAGCGCCTCCTCGATCCGGTAGCGACGCGCGGCCTTGCCCTTGGTGTGGCGCACGGCGCCGATCTCGCGGTACCGGTCCGTCGCCTGGTGGATGTGCACGATGCCCCGGTCGAGGTCGAGCGCGTCCCAGCGCAGCGCCTCCAGTTCCCCGGCGCGGCAGTAGAGGTACACGCTCAGCGCGATGAGCCGGCGCCACCGCAGCGGCACCTGACGGCAGCGCATCACCGCCTCGACCTCGGACGGCCAGAGGAAGACCTTGACCTTGGCGGCGCCCTTGTCCGGCGGCGCCACGCCGTCGGCCGCGTCGGTGGCGCGCACGCGGAGCGCCGGGTCCTTGCTGTGGCAGGCGTCGCCCATGGCCTTGCTCACGAGTCCCCAGATGTTCCGCGCCGTCTTCCAGCTCAGGGCGCCCGACTGCACCCGCTCGTCCAGGTGCGCCACGAACCGCTCCAGGTCGAGCCGGCGGATCTCGTGCATCGGCAGCGCGCCGAGGTGCGGCCAGACGTGGACGCGCAGCCGGCTCTCGTCGTCCTTGCCGCCGACCAGCCCGCGCCGTCGCCGGGCGTCGAGCCACCGGATCGACCACTGCTGGAACGAGTCCTCCGGTAGCCGTGGGGCCGGCTCATCCCCGCGGATCACCAGACCGGCGGCGATCTGCTCGGCGAGGAAGGCGGCGTAGGTCTTGGCCCGGGCCAGCGTGGTCACGCTCGCCGGGCACGGGACGGTCTTGCGGCGGCCGTCCGGGAGCGTCACACGGGCGTAGAACTTCCCGTGCTGCTCGTAGGCGGAGCCGGTCTTGGTGCGGGTCATGGGTCCATCCTTCGGGTAGGTCAGCGGCCGTGAACGGTCTCTCTTCCTCCACGGCCCGGGGGCGGTTGTCCAGCGCAGCGCGACGCGCGCGCACCTCGGCCCGGGCGGCGAGGTAGGCCACGACGTCCGCGCGGCGCGCGAGCCGGAGCTTGCCCTCGTGGACCACGGGCCACGCCCCTCGCCGGCACAGGGCCAGGTAGGCGTCCGGCGGCAGACCGACCACGGCCTCCACGGTGCGCTGGTGCACGTACTCGGGCGGCGGTGCCACCACGGTCAGCGCCTCGCGCGGGATGCTCAGGGTCACGGTGTCGTCCGCCATGCACGCCACCCTGCCGGAGTCCGGCGAGGGGTCAGCGTGGCAGCGGGCAGCGTGGGCGCATCAGCCGGGAGGGACGGTGGCGCGCACCCGGACCTGACCGCTCAGGTGTAGGCGCCCGCGTCGGGCATCCACGCGGCGAGCCGGTGGTAGAGGCTCGGGTAGTAGTGCCGCAGCCACGCGGCGCCGCCCCATCGGCTGTGGCCGCCGGGCACCCACCACGACTTGCGCAGCCGCCACGGCTCGCGCCCGTGGGCCAGCGCGAGGCACCGGTAGACCGGCAGCACCGGGATGGTGCGCGTCAGCAGGTAGGCCATCACGTCCAGCCCGGTCCAGTCCGCGAGCGGCGTGCTGACCCACTGGCCCTCGGCGCGGTACGGGTGCGCCTTGCGGTAGAGCGTGCCGTGGGCGGCGCGGCTCGCCCGGCGCCCGGCGCTCTCTTCCTGGCGCAGCCCGAGCATCACACCGTCGTAGCGGGCGCCGTGGCGCTCCACCACGTCGTAGAAGCACGCGCGGCTCAGCCCGGCCGCCCGGCTGTGCAGGTCGTCGCCCGCGCCGAGCGTGGCGGCGTTCTCGGCCATCCACGCCCGCGGGCTCACCGGCGGGCGCAGCACGGTGAGGTCCAGTCCCCAGGCGGTCGCCAGCCCGGCGAGGTAGTCCTCCTCGCCCGGGTAATCGAGGTCGTCCTTCTCGCTGGCCACGGGGAGCCGGTGCCCGAGGTCCACGCACGCCAGGTGCACGAGCGCGGTGGAGTCCTTGCCGCCGGACCACATGACGCACCACGACGGCGCCGCCGCCAGCGCGTCCGCGACGCGGCGCCGGGCCAGGTCCACGCGGCGCTGGTGGTCACGCTGCCGGGCGTGGAGGCGGCAGGTGGCCACCCAGGACCGCCACAGCCGTTCGTCCTCGGGGCGCAGGATGGGCTCGCTCATGGGCCCACGGTGCCACGCCCCGGCGACGGGTCCGCCGTCAGCCCGCGGCGCGGCGCAGGAACCAGCCGCCGTTGCCGCGCTTCCACCGGGCAAAGCCGGCCCGCTCGTGGGCCACCCGCGAGGCCGGGTTGTCGTCCGCGACGAAGGCGACCAGCGGGCGGTCCCGGTAGTGCTCGTACACCGCCGCCAGCAGCCCGCGTCCACGGGCCGCCGGGTCGATGTAGATCGGGCCGAGGCGCCACCCCCACCGGGTCTCGTGCGGGGTCACGAACCCGACCACGCGGCCGTCCACGACGAGCGCCACGCGGTGGTCTCCGCGGCGGGCGCGGCCGCGGGTGAACCAGCAGGCGTTGGCGTCGTCGATGAGGTGGGGCGGAATGAGCGTATCCTCCACGAGCGTCACAGGAGATCCCATAGCCGCTCCTTGAGCCGGTTGCGCTTGGGCTGGGACACCGGCACGGCGTTCTCCCAGTCGTTGAGGAGGATCTGCTTGACCTGCTGGCGGCACGTCTCCTCGTCCACACGCTGCCCGGCGAAGCGTTGCCGGAACCGGCCCACGCGGTCCAGCGGCGTCGTGTCGAGGAGGTAGTCCCGGTAGGCGCGCCAGGTCGGGAAGGTGGGCGGCAGGTCGGTCGCCTCGAACACGCCGGACTCGTCGTAGTAGAGCGCGGCGGCGTGGGGGCCGCCGATGCGGCGGACGAGGGCGTCGTAGGTGTCCGGCTCGAACTCTTGCAGGTCCGCCAGGCACCGGAACGACTTCTCGTGGATGAGGTTCGACACGCGCATCTTGCGGTCGACGGCGCCGTACTTGGCGAACATCCGGTCGTAGTGCCGGTTGTACGGGAGGGCGTGGTCGGCGATGTACTTCCACACGTCGCCCGTGGTCCAGTCGAACAGCGGGTAGCACCGGAACGAGTGCGGGTTGTCGGTGGCGGTGGACCAGCGCCAGCCGTGGCAGCCGGCCCGCTTGGTGACGGAGCGGAACCGGTTGAACGACTCCCGGGACCGCAGCCCGACCAGGTGCGCGGTGGGCTCCCGGTCCTGCGCCTCGATCCAGGGGAAGAACTCGTAGAACCGGTCCGGGTACGGGCCGTCGACGCGGTGGATGGCGAGCGGGTGCTTGGGGCGCATCCACGGCTGACCCTCGCCCCACGCGTGGAGCCAGTAGTCCCGGTGACTGGTGGCGTTGGTCATGCGCACCGGCACCTGGTACCAGGCCGGGTCGACGCGCGGGTCGGCCATCCACTCGGCGATCACGTCGATGGTGGCCTGGTACTCGGCCTCCTGGTCGAGAAAGAACAGGCCGACGCGCCGGCCCCGGCGGGCGGCCTCCTCCACGGCGAGGTGCCGCAGCACGGTGGAGTCCTTGCCGCCGCTGACGCTGACGACCACGCGGGGGAACCGGTCGAAGACCTGCGCGACGCGCTCCCGGGCGGCGTCCAGCACGGTGCGGTCCGTGTAGGCGACCTTCACGCGGCCACCTCCGCGCAGGGCCGGAACGTGTCGGCGATGTGGTTGGTCAGGTGGGCGAGGCGCCGCAGCCGGTCGGTCAGGTACCGGTCCACGCCGAGGTCGGTGCGCACCACGTCCACGCGCTCCCGGCGCCACAGGTCGGCCGGGGCCGGGACGGCGCGCCCGGGCACGCGGGCCTGGGCCCACGCGCCGAGGCGGCGCAGCAGCGCGTGCTCGGTGTGCTCCTCCTCGAACGCCCGCGCCTTCTCCTCGGCGTAGGCGGCGCGCGTCGCGTCGTCCACCGGCAGCACGGTCTCGCGCAGGTCGATACGCCAGGCGTCCGGCGCGGTGATGACGCCGTGGCCCCAGCGGGCCAGCGCCTCCGGGCGGAAGGGGTCCGCCGGGCGCTTGCCGTCCAGCGCCGCCTTGTGGTGGCTCTCGGCGAGGTAGCTGTAGGTGTAGCCGTCGTAGGCGGCGCCGACCGCGCCGAAGGCGAACCACGCGCGCCACGGCTCGGCCACGAACAGCCACCGGTCCACCACGATGCGCTGCGCCGTCGTGGGCCGGAGCAGCACGGCGCCGGCCTCGGTCCGGTTGCCCGGGGTGATCATCTTGCTGAGGCCCACGAGGATGACCGTGCGGTGGGCGCGCAGGTCCGCGGTGGTGATGGGCCACGCGGCGTGGTGGCACCCCGGGAGGGTGCGCGGGGCCGGGTACCCCTTGGCCGTGACGCACAACGCACCCTCGCCGTGGGGCAGGGTGAGCGCCGCCGGGTCGCGGTGCAGGTAGATGCGCGGGGTCATTCGGCCGCCTCCCCGCCCTCGTCGTCGGTGACCTCCCACGCGCGCTCGTACCGCTCGCCGGCCAGCAGCCGGGCGGCGCCGACCATCTGCCGGAGCCGCAGCGACTCCTCCACGCTCATACCGAGGGCGGCGGCGACGCGCTCGTCGTCCCACCCCTCGGCCATCATGCCGCGCATCAGGCTGGCCATGAGGTCGACCTGGTGCTTGCCGCGGGCGCGGTTGTGCCGGACCGTGGACGCCATGCGGTCCGCGCGGGAGGACGCGATCACGCTGGCCGGGAGGTAGGCGCGGCCGAGCCGGGTGGCGGCCGTCGTGCGCCGGTGAAAGCCGTCCACCACGGTCCAGTCCCCGCGCTCCGGCACCACGACGATGGGCATGGTGATGCCGTCGGCGCGCATCGACTGCTCCAGCAGGTCCAGTTCCGGGGACGCCACACGGTTGGGGTTGTAGTCGTTGGCGTGGACGCGGGCGGCCGGGAGCAACTGCGGGGACGCCGCCGGGTCGCCGTGGGTCACGTCCGCGACGAGCGCGCCGAGGGCCCGCTGGACGGCGTTGTAGGCGGCGACGCGCTCCTCGGCCGGGAGGCCGGCCAGCGCCACCAGCGCGGCGGTCACCGCGCCCACGTCCGCCGGGGCCGGGGCCGGCGTGGGGGGCGCGGGCTGCGCCGACAGCGGAGGCGGTGCGTCCTCGTCCTCGTCGCCCACGGTCAGGCTCAGCTGTTCCTGCGGGGTGGGGCGGGCGGGCGGGGGCAGGAGCGGGGCGCCGCCGGTGCGGGGGCGGTAGCCCTTCTTCTCGACCCAGGCCGCGGTGCGGGCCAGCCGGGTGGGGTTGAGTTCCGTGCCGGCGTAGTGGCACCCGAAGATGTGCGCCAGCCGGCTCGTCATGCCGAGCCCCGTGCACGGGTCCACCACGAGCGACCCGCGGGGCAGGCCGAGCCCGGCGAAGGCCGTGTGAGACATCGGTTGCCCGTGGAGCCCGCTCGGGTCCGTGGTCAGCGGCCGCGGGCCGTAGTGCACCAGCAGGTTGGGGAGCTTCTGGCTGCTGTAGCGGACCTCGTACCGGCGCTGCTCCGGCCAGCGCCACGCGGCGCCCGCGCGGGCCACCGCCTCGAAGAACCACCGGTTGCGGTCGGCGTGGATGCTCATCTCCACGAGGACGTGCTCCGGGTCGGCGGCGAGGCAGCACGCCACCCACGCATCCATCAGCCGGTCAAAGCCGGCGGCCGGCGGGGTGAGCCGGGCGTGGCGCCGCCAGTACTTCTCGTTCCCCGGATCCCAGGGCGGATCGCTGTAGACCAGCCAGGCGCGGCGGCCGGCCAGCGTGGCGCGGAAGGTGTCGAGGCCCTGTGGGCTGGTGAGGTCGGCGCAGGCGAGCGCCTGCGTCAGCCCTTCCGGGCCGTCCCAGATCGTGCTACTCATGGTGTGCTACCTCGTTCTAGCGAGTGTGGCCACGGGGTCGGGACGTTGGAAGCGTCGCCGGCCCCATTGAATTTCCAGCCTACGCGCCGCCGCCCGCCGGGTCAAGCGGCGCCGCCGCCAGCGCCTCGCTTGCCCGGTGCCAGTAGGGCGGCCGCAGGGTGCAGCGCCGGAGCGTGTAGGAGCCGGGGGCGTAGAGCCGGGCGGCCTCGGCGCCGTCCTGCACCGGGAGGCTCCGCTGGGGGCGCCCCTGCCAGACCAGCGCCCGGTCCTCGGCCGGCTCGATCTCGACGGACGCCACGCTCCCGAGCCCGGCGCGGCCGAGGTACGGGATGCGGGCGAGGAGGAGCCGGAGCCGGTCCGGGTCGCCGCGCAGGTGGGTGTCGAGGCAGGGGGTGTGGAGGACGGCGCGCGGGATGTTGAGGGACTTGTACGGGCCGCCGCTGGTGATGACCTTGCCCGGGAGGCGGTAGTGGTCCACGTCGGCCCGCTTGCGCCACAGCCGGACGCCCTCCACCGCGCCGACGTCCGGCGGGGGCGCCGCCCACGAGCACGCCCACAGCGCGTGGCCGCCGACGGTGACCTGCTCCAGCGGAAGGGGCAGGTGCGGCGGCGGACCGCGGTACCCGGCGAACACGTCCGCCGGCAGCTCGCCGGTGACGTGGGCCACGGCGAGCCAGGACAGCGACCCGTCCAGGTGCAACCCGTCCGGGCTCCACGCCACCGGCTGGCGGAACCACAGCCGGACGCGCAGCGGCTCCACGCGCCGGGGCGAGAGGAGGTCCGCCATGCGGTCGAGCCAGGGCCACGCCGGAGCCATCAGAACAGGCCCTCCTGGTCCGCTGGCGGAACGGGCGGCGCGGCCTGGGCGGCGCCCTTCTTCGGGCGGCTGCGCTTCGCCTCGGCCCGGGCGCCCTCGCTGCTGCCGCGGTCGAGCACGGCCGCCGGCTCGCGGCCCCCAGCCAGCACCCAGGCGCGCATGGCGTCCCGGTGCTGGTCGACGTGGGCGAGGTAGACGGACGGGTCCGGGAGGGGGGCGGCGCCGGCAGCGGGGCGCCACCCGTCCGTGACGAACGCCCCGAAGGCGGAGGACGTGCGGGCGCCGGTCAGCCCCCCGGCCGCCATCAGCGCGAGCCCGTCGGCGAGGCACGCGGCCGTGACCGGGGACGGGGCGAACGGGGTGCGCCACTGGACCGTGTGGACGAACTGCGCGCCGCGCACGATGACCTCGGTCTGCATCAGCATCTGCACGCCGTCGGCGCCGTCGAGTTCCCGGTGGGCGTGCCGTGTGCTCTGCCGTGTGGTCACCAGCGTGTCCGCCGGGGCGAGCCGGGCGGCGAGGTCCGCGACGCTCTCGCCGGGCCGGGCCAGGGTCGGGTGCACCAGCCAGGCGTTCTCGCGGCAGACCAGCGTGAGGTCCGCCACGGCGAGGCACCCGGCGGCCGGGCCCTGCCCGGGGAGCGACCCGGCCACGAGGTCGAGGGGCGGGCAGAGGCGGCGCATGGCGCGGCGCGCGGACGGCACCACGTCGAGCGTGTCGGCGCCGGCCTCGATGCTGCCGCCGGCGAGGAGCGCGTGGGCGACGCCGGGCGGGATCTCCTCCGGGGCCAGGCCGAGGAGGGCGAGGTAGCGCAGGGCGAGGACGTCGCGGAGCTGGCCGCGGAAGGCGTTGCCGGCGACGAACGGCACCAGCGACCGCCGCCCGGTGAGCGGGTCCACGGCGGGCTCGCGGCGCACCTGGTTGACGTTGCCGCTCTTCGTGTCGGCGCCGTGGGCCAGCGGCGACGCCAGCGTGAGCACGGCCGCGTGGTGGGGCACGGCCACCGCCCGGCCCGGGTCCGGCAGCACGGCGGGCGAGCCGTGGTGGAGGGCCACCGGCTGCGCGGCGAGGTCCGCCCAGAGTTGCTCGTCCTCGTCCGGGTCGGCGGCGCGCGCCGTGGCGAAGGTGGCGAACAGGTCCACGCCGTCCGACCGCAGCGCGTCGCGCACGGCGTCCAGGCCCATCGGGGGCGAGGCGAGCAGCCGGTGCCAGTCGATGACCTCGCGCCGCGCCGGGAAGAAGACCGCCAGCGGCCGCAGCCCGTCCGGCCCGGGCACGCCCATCGGGTCCACGCTGAAGCGGTCGCACAGGTCGCCGAAGAACTGCGCCGTGCTGCTGGCGCCGAGCGCGAGCGGCAGCAGGCAGTTCCCGAGTTCCACCGGCAGGTTGCGCAGCCGGTGCTCGCCGATGCGGTCCTTGTCCACGGCGCGGACCAGCGAGCGCAGCAGGTAGCCGAGGCACCGCCGGGTGGCGGCCAGGCCGGAGGCGTCGATGCGGACCAGCCGGGTCCACGGGGTCGGGTCGGTGTGGGTCGTCGGGGTCGGGTCGTTCATACGGGGAAGATCTCCACGAAGAGGGTCCACCACGGCGCCCGCAGGTGGTCGCGGGTCGTGGCCAGGTCGTTCATCCACCGGGACCGTAGCCGGAGCGGGCACCGGGTCGGCGCCATGCCGGCCAGCAGCGCCGCGCGGATCTCGCTCGCGTACACGCCGGCCGCCCGCGCCTCGGCCACGAGCGGCGCCAGCGTGTCCCGGAGCCGGGTCCACCGGGGCACGTCGACGAGGATCGGGTCGCCGTCGTCGACCTGGAGCGGGTAGCGGTCGGCGTCGAAGGCGACGCGGGCGTAGAGGCCGACGTGCTTGGCTTGCAGGCGGACGAGGGGTTCCTGCCCGGCGGGCACCGCGGCGCCGGGCCACCAGGCGCGCTGGGCGTGGGACTCGCCGCCCTTGTCGATGCCCATCCACCCCCAGCCGGCGACGAACGGCGGGGCGGGCGGGCGCAGCAGCGCGCCGAGCGGGTCCGGGCGTCGCCACGGGGAGTCGGCGCCGCCGAGCCCGGGGAGGGGCCGCGTGCCCACGAAGAAGACGCCGCGGCCGGGGGCGGCGAACCACAGCGTCGCCCGCAGCGGGATCGACCGGCAGACGAACAGGCACGCGGCGCACACCCGGTCGCCGCCGTGGCCCCATGCGCGGTGGGCGTTCAGCACCGTGAGAAAGTTATCGCTGATGGCGTCCGCCAGCCGCCACGCCGCCGGCGCCCCGCACCCGGCGCACGCCCCGGCCGGCCCCCGCTGCGGGAAGATCGGGCGCCCCACGCTGTCGCGCACGTCGTCCTCGGGCCACCCGGTCGGGTGCCGGGCCGCCGCCCACACCAGGTGACTAGCGTGCATCGGGCCGCTCCAGGCGCAGGCACGAGACCTCCTCCAGTTCCACCCGGCCGAAGCCGAGCGACACCCGGCCGCCGAGCCCGATGCGCTCCGCGCACCGGAGCAGCCACAGCCCGAGCGCGTCGGTCTCGACCACGACCCGGCCGCGCCACCCGGCGAGGAATCCGCCCGGCTCGTCGCTGAACCGCGAGGACCGCTGGCGCACGGTCTCCGTGTGGTGCTCGACCATCCGCAGGCGCACGCACCCCTCCACGCCCTGGCGGCGCAGGGACAGCCGCTCGCGGAGCCCGCCGGTCAGCGCGCCCACGAGCGATGGGCCGGTCGGGTGCGGGTAGGTGGTCTTGTCCTGGACGCTGTTGCGGACGCACACCGGGGTGTGGGCGAGGAGGCGCACCCGGTAGAGGCCGGGCGCGGAGAACTCCGGGGTGTACGGGACCGAGCACGCGCCGAAGGTGGCGCGCACCTCGCCCCGGCCGAACCAGTGGCCGCGCCAGGACCGGCCCTGCCACTGGAGCGCCAGGGCGCGGTCGCGGTGGAGCACGGACCATCCGGAGGGGGTCGGGGTGAGCAGGAGCGCGAAGGTGGGGACGAGCGTGTTGTGGTCCTGCCCGAAGGCGCCGGTGAGCAGGGCGTGCACGGCGCGCGTGTCCGCCAGCGCCACGCCGCCCGCCGGGCACGGGTCGAGGGCGAGCGGCAGCAGTCCGCCCGGGAGCGTGTCCGGGTAGGAGGCAAGGTCGTGTTCGGGGACGGGGCCCTGGTAGGGCGGCTTGACGGTGACCAGCGTGGGCACGCCGCCGCGGTGGCCGATGACCATGCGGACGGAGAGCGGCTTGGGGCTGCGGAGGAGCTGGTCGCCGTCCGGGTAGGAGCGGACGACGTGGGCGCGGCGCAGCAGGTCGTCGAGCTGGTCCCGGGCCTCGGCCTCCGTCAGCCGGGCGGCGAAGCGGGCGCGGTACTGGTCGACGGCGTGCTGGCTGATGGCGACGCGGAAGAGTTCGGTCATACGTGCCTCGTGCGGTGGAGGTGGCTGCGGCTCGGCTGCGGGCCGTCGGCCTCGTTGGCGTCGGCGTAGTGGCCGCGGCGGTCGTAGGGCTCGACGGCGCCGGTGACCTCGTGGAACACGGCCTGGCAGACGGGCCACCCGGGCGGGACACGCAGGTGCGTCAGCACGGAGATCTCCAGGGTGATCTGCCCACCGAAGCCCGGCTCGACGTGGCCGGCGGTGCGGTGGACCTCCAGGCTCTTGCGGCCGGGGCTGCTCTTGCCGTCGACGCGGACGACGTGCGCCGGGGCGTAGATGCGCTCGATGGTGGCACCGAGGTAGAAGCGCCCGGGCTCCAGCAGGAAGGCGCCGGTGCTGTCCAGCGGCACCGGATCGAAGTGGTACTCACACGGCTCACGCACGTCGAGGATGCTGTAGCCGGGGCCCAGGAGCAGCAGCCTCGGGTGCAGGTGGAGGGTGACGCCGGCCTGGTCGATCTGGTCGTCGTCGCAGGGGGCGATGGTGATGACGCCACGGCGCATGGCGTCGCGGAGGGCAGGGCCGGTGAGGATCATGCGCCCACCTTGCCCGCGTGGGCGGAGGGGTCACCGGCGCGCATCCACCACCGCTCGCCGTGGTCGTAGCGGAAGGTGACCCGCTCCGTGTCCAGCAGCGCCAGCAGCCGGGCCACGACGTCCGGGCGGGGCAGGGCGAGCCGGGCGGTGAGGTCGCCGAGCGTGCGGGGCGTGTCGAGCGCGGCCAGCACCGGGCAGCCGGGGGCGGACGGCACGGCGGCCAGGCGGGGCCAGACCGGGGCCGGGGCGCTCTGCGGGCGGACGCCCCAGCGGTAGGCGAGGAGGGTGCCGTCGCGGGCGGTCACCCACGCGTAGGTGTCCGCGTGGAGCGTGTGGGCGGCGTCGCGGGCGGCGCTCAGGTCCGGGTAGGCGCCGAGGACGGTGCCGGCGCGGTCGAGGACGAGATGGGAACTCATGGCGCCACCCTGCCAGCAGCCGCGGAGGGGTCAGCGCGCAGCCGGGCGCGGCGAGCGCGGACCCGCTCGTTGACGCGGAGGCGGTTGCACTCGGTGCACCGACGCGGAGGCGAGCGCAGGCCCGGGGGTACGACGAGCGCGCAGCCGCAGCCGACGCAGGTGCGCGGGGGGCGCGGCTCCTTTGTGCGCGCCTCCCGGACCCGCGGCACGGTGCCGTGGGCCAGGTGCTCGTGGATGCGGCCGAGGAACAGGGAGACGGCGGCCTCGGTCTCCCCCAGAGCCTCGGCGATCTCGCGGGCCGAGTAGCCGGCCAGGTGCGCGGAGAAGATGGCGCGCCCGCGCTCGTGCAACGCCTCGTGCATGCGCTGCGCCTGGGCCAGCGACAGCGTGCGGATCTCGCTGCGGCCGTCGTCGGACGGGTCCGGCTCGGCCAGCAGGTCCACGCCGCGCGTGACGCCGACGGGGCCGCGGGTCCACAGGCTACGGACGCCGTGGAGGGCGGCGATGCGGTAGACCTTGGGCGTGGGGCAGATGTTCCGCGCGGCGACCCCGGACACCTCGGCCAGGATGAACGCAACAAGCTCGTCCTCCGCGTCGGAGGCGGGGCGCATCGACCCGCGGAGCGCGCGGCGCGCGGCCTTGCGGGCGAAGGGGATCTTGACCCTGGACCATGGATCGATGCCGTCGGCCATGGCGCTACTCTGCCGGCGTCGGGCGAGGGGTCCGCCGGCCACGTCCGCCGACCAGCGCGCCGGTGCGCAGCGCCCAGCCGACGGCGAGCCCGCAGGCGTCGCGCTCGTGGGCGTTGCTGCGGGCGGGGAGGTCGAGCAGGCGGCCGAGCGCGGCCTTGACCTGGGCGTCGGTGGGGGAGCGCAGCCCGGTGACCGCCACGCGCCAGGACTCCGGCGGCATGTCCTGGACCGTGTGCCGCCCCTCGGACGCGGCCGACGCGAGGCCCACGAGCAGGCCGGCCTGGTAGGCGGTGTCGAGCAGGGCGGCGCCGCGGGCGTGCTCGTGGACGTAGCCGGAGGGCCGCTCGACCAGGACGGCCGCCAGGTCGGTGGCCGTGAACATCGGCGTCACGTCGATGGCCTTGCCGGCGCTGTGCCAGGAAGGGCGCTCGCCCGGCAGGATCTCCACGAGGCACCAGCCGTGCTCCTTGGGTCCGGGGTCAATGGCGAAGATCAGCATACCGCTCACCCTGCCTGCGTGCGGCGAGGGGTCGGGCCCATGGCCTCGCCGACGGTGGCGCCGATGCGGTCCACCCACACGGCCCGCTCCGCGCGCGGGCAGAAGGCGTACCCGCGGATCTGGCCGAGGAGGCGGTTGGCGAGGTCGGCGCGCTCGTGGAGCCGGCGGGCCTCGGCCGGGTCCGGCGCGAGCGGGGTGCCGCCGCCGCGCTGGCCCTGGGCGTTGGCCTCGTCGACCAGCGCGCCGAGGGACCGCAGCACCTCCGTCGGGACGGCATCCGGGCGGAGGGCGGCGAGGGCGTCCACCACCACGGTCAGCGCGTCGTCGACGGCGCGCAGCGCGTCGCGGTGCTCGACGGTGCGGACGGCCCACACGTCGCGGGGCGGGGGCGTGGCTGGGGCGAGGTGGAGGCGGGACAGCGTGCGCATGGCCCCGAGGATGCGCGCGCTGGGCGAGGGGTCAGGTGTCCGCGCTTGTCGCTGCCTCGCGGAGGGCGCTGATGATGCCGAACCCGGCGCCGCGTGGGAGGATTTTGGCAAAGACCTTCACCTCGCTCGGGTCTTCTGTGACGACCTCGAAGTCTGCGACGCTGACGATGTAAGAAATATCAGAATGCTTGCCGCTCACCTCGCCGAGGTAGACGCATTGCCCCTCCGATGTCTGGATTAGCCTCCAGTCCTCCTCGGTCGCAGGGAATGTCGCAGTAAGAGGGGCGCTGCGCCAGAAATCCAGTCGCCACTTGATGACGCGAGTCGGAGCGTTCGCTTCCATGTTCGTTCTCCTTTCAACGCCCTCAGCCCCCAGGCCCCGGTTTGCCGGGACGGTGGGGGCGTGTCAGCGAGTGGGGTGCGCCGTCAGAACGGCATCCCCTCCTCGGCCTCGTCGGCCATGCTGCCGCGGCCGGTGGGGTTGGTCGGGCGGCGCGGCGCCTTCTTCTCGGCCAGCCGCCGGCTCCACCCTCGGGCCCGCGCGGCGTCCTTGCGCACATACTGGCTCCGCGGCTTGCCGTTGTTTGCCGTCTCGTTGTTCTTGTCGGCCTCGCGCGCCTTCCACTCCAGGAAGTCCGCCAGGTTGTTCAGGTACTCGGGCGTCGTGTCGCTGTACTTGGCCCCGACGAAGGACGGGCCGCTCCACCGCGGTGGATCGCGGCGGATCTCCGGGTTGCCCCACTGGCTGTCGAGGTCGTCGTCGGGGGCCACGAGCAAGTCCATGCGTGGGGGCGTGGGGCTGGCCGGGAGGTCCGGGTGGTCGGCGCGGACGGCGGACTCCAGGGCGTCGAGCTGGGAGCGGAGGGCGGCGACGGTGGCGAGGAGCGAGGCTGGGTCGGATGGCATGCGTGAGCGGTACGGACGCGCGGCGCCGGAGCCGGCAGACGTGCCGGGCGGGCGTTGCGTGTCCCGGCACTCTGCCACCGGCAGGCGAGGGGTCCGGCGGTCAGCCGGTCAGGTCGAGCGCCATCTGCGTCGGGGCGGCGGCGTGGCCGAGCTGCGCGGCAGCGAACGCGCGAGCGAACCCGCGCGGGGTGAGGCTGCGGAGGTACTTGGTCCGGGCGCTGGTGCCGCCGAGGGACTGGAGCCACGAGCCCTGCGACGACGTGGCGACGGGCGGGACGGGGCGCCGCTCCGGCAGACGGAACGCGCCCCACAGGAGCGTGCGCTTGGTGTAGGCGCCGACGTCGCGCACGAGGTCCACGTCCTCCGGGGAGAACGGACCGCCGGGGCCGCGGCGCCGGAGCGCGTCGAGGCGGCCGAGGGTGGCGTCGGTCGGGTCGGTCCAGCCGGCGTACTCCCACGGGTCGAAGGCGAGCGACGGCGGGCCGAGGGACGGCGCGAGGGTGGCGATGCGGCCGACGGGGTTCTCCAGGGCCCAGAAGTCCGGCCGCAGGAAGTCGACGCACCGGAGCACCTGCCGGACCAGGTGCACGCTGGCCGCGGTGCGGCCGTCGGCGTCCTTGGCCGCCCAGTGCTGCGCCCCGGACACGGCGAAGTCGGTGCACGGCGGGGCGGCCAGCAGGCCGTCGACGGTATCGAAGCGTTGCAGCACGTCGTCCAGCAGCGACGCGGCGGACCAGGTGGCGAGGTCGTCGCCGTGCTGAAGGTCCGCCTGGACGACGTTCCACCCGGCCTCCTCGAACGGCTGGCACCAGTGCCCCGACGCGTCGAACAGGCTGAGCAGCGTGCGGGGTCGCTCCCACACGGTCACGCCTCGCCGTCGTCAGCACCGGCGAGCGCCAGCGCCATCAGCAGCAGGCCCAGCAGCATCTCGGCGACGGCCTGCGTCACGGCACGCCTCGCGGGGACGGGGCGCTGCGGAGCGCCCGGCGGGTGAGGTCGAGCCACCCGCAGGCGTGGCGGCGTCGGCAGTAGACCAGCGGTCCGTCGTGCCCGAGGCGTCCGCCGCACCGGGGGCAGACGGCGGCGTCGGCCGCGGCGGTGGGCGTGCTGCCAACGGGGGGCGGGCCGTGGCCGTGGTTGTGGCCATGGTCGAGGCAGTACCAGGACCGGGGCGTGGCGGTCGGTGCTGTGCATCCGGGGTGCGTGCACACGGGCGGCAGGTGGGCCGGGCGCATCCCGGGGCGGACCTGGGCGCGGGTGGCGCGCTTGGCGTCGGCCTGGCGGGCGGCCCGGGCGGCGGTGCTGGCGGCGCGGCAGGTGGGGCAGAGGCGGGCCTGGCGCTTGGTGCCGTAGCGGGTGGGCGGCATCGGGGCGCCGCACGCGCACAACCGGGGCGGCGGCTCCTCGGCGGCGAGGCGGGCCACGCGCTCGTGCACGGCGGCCGTGAGGTCGGCGCCGGAGCGGATGGCGCGGAGGTCCACGGCGCTGACCCCGAGGCGTTCCCGCACGCCCTTCCACGTCAGCAGGTAGGCCCACCGGCGGACGGCGAGGAGCTGGTCGGTGGACAGCCTCACGACGCCGCCTCCTCGCCGTCGGCGTCCGGCTCGTCGGCGTCCCGGCGCGGGTCGCGGTCCCGCTGCGTGGTCAGGTGGAGCCAGCCGCAGCCGGCGCGGTCGCGGCAGTAGACCAGCGGCCCGTCGTGGGCGAGCGCCCCGGCGCAGTCCGGGCAGAGGGAGGCGGCGGCCCGGCGGGTGGCTGGCGGGGCGGACGGCGCGGGGACGGCGGCCGGGCCGAACAGCCGGACCACGACGGCGCGCTGGACGAGGCCCCCGGCCAGCGCCCGGTCGAGGGTGGCGCGGGCGACGCCGGTGGACCGGGAGAGCGCCCGGACGCTCCCGGCCCGGACGGCGCGGGCGCGCAGGTCAGCGCGCTCCTCGGCGGACAGCGGACGGCCGCCAGGGGCGCGGGCGCGGCAGCCGCAGTGGCGGACCTCCCCGTGGCGCAGGGCGTTGGCCCCGACCACGAGGGCGGCGCCGCACGCGCACCGGACGCGCCATTGACGGGTGGACCGGCGCCGGTCGCCGGGGACGGTGGACGGCGGCGCCTCACCGACCACGGTGAGCGCGGCGAAGCGGGCGCCGACGGGGCACAGGAGACGGGCTCTCATGGCTCCACCTCACCACGCCCGGGCGAGGGGTCGTCCGGGTCGTCGTCGTCGTCGGGCCTGTCCGTGTGGCGGGCCGGGTCGCGGTCGCGCTGCGTGAGGAGCTGCATCCAGTGGCAGCGGCCGATGGCGCGCATCCGGCAGTACACCAGCGCCTCGTCGTGGGCGAGCGTGCTGCCGCAGTCCGGGCAGCACTCCTCGGCCACCCGGCGCGCGGCCTCCCGCGTGGCCTCGGCCACGGCGACGCGGCGCACGGCCGACGGGGGACGGCGCTGGCGCGGCGCCGCCGGGGGTGGTGGTGGGCGCAGCGCGCGGGCGGCCTCGCGGGCGGCGGCCCGCTTCGCCGTGCGCCGGGCGACCTGCGCGACGAGCCGGCACTGCTGGTTGCAGTACCGCTGGCGCTCCGTGTAGTCCCGCGAGCGGAACACGAACGGCCGCCCGCAGGCGGGGTTGCCGCACCGGCCCTCGCTCATGGGTCGCCCCCGAGGAGCGAGAGCTGTTCCCCGCGGCCGGCGCGCTCGCGTTCCAGGATGGCGTTGGCCTCGTCGAGCGCGCGCTGGATGTGATCGAGGTGCGGAGGCAGGCGGCCGAAGAGCGCCCGGTAGGCGTTGGACCAGTGGTTGGCGATCATGGCCGTTTCCAGGCGGTACCGCTCCAGGCGCGCCACCTCCGCCTGGACGGCGGCGAACCGCTCCGGGTCGCGCGCGGCGATGGCGGTGCGGCACTCCTCGATGTGCGCCAGGGACCGCTGCTCGGCCTCGGCCATGCGCCGCCGGAAGTCCTCGGCGTGGTCGGCGTGCGTGTCCTTCGGCGCGGCGGTCTGCACCAGCCCGGCGTGGGCGAGGAGCGGCGCCCTGGCGGCGGCGCGCTTCTGCGCGGCGGCCTGGCGTTGCTCGGGCGTCCAGTGGCTCACGGCGTCCTCCGCATCTTCCGCAGCACGGCGGCGAGGCGCCGCTGCCGGACGGCACGCGAGGGCACCACCGGCACGCCCCTGCGCTCCAGGGCGTCGGCCAGGTCGCACTCGGCGTCCGCGTCCTCCGGGGGTACCAGCCCCGGGTCGCAGTCGACGGGCCGGCCGAGGTGGGCGTGGTAGGCGGCCAGTTCGTCCAGCGAGCCGGCGGCGTGGGCGGCGAGGGCGCGGGCGATCATGCGGCCACCCCGTGCTTCTTCGCCAGGGCGACGCGCTGCGCCTCCTCGCTCTCCAGCCGGTCCGCCACGGCCCGCAGCCGGGCGACGACGGTGGCCACGGGGAGGCCGCGGGACGCCCGGACGATGCCCCAGCACAGGGCGCGGCCGAGGGCGCTGGACCTCTCGGCCGGCGTGGCGCGAGGGTCGGTGTCGGCGTAGAGGGCGAGGTCTTCGACGTTGCGGGTCAGGAGGTCCGCGAGGCGGCGGACCAGCTCGTTCTCGTTCTGGCTGTAGGTGGTCATCGGTAGAGGCTCCCGGGGTAGGTCGGGGTGGTGGTCTCCGCGTCGAGCGCGGTCACGGGGTCGGGCACGTCGGTCCACATCGCGGCCCACTCGGCGCGCATCTGGGCGGCGCGCTGCGGGTCGATGACGTGGACGCCGCTGTCGGCGGGCTCGCCGTCGAGGTCGTCCAGGTCGGGGGCAGGGGAGGGCAGGGTGTCGCGGGGGTCGGGCGGGGGCGGGATGCAGGGGCGCATGGGTCGTGTCTCCTCGGGCCGGTGGTGTCGTCGGCCTCGTGCTGCCGTCCTCGCGTGGGAGAGCGGCAGCCCGCGGCGGGCGAGGGCTCAGTCGCGTCCGTCCGCGTACATGCCGATCTCGGCGGTGCGGTCCGGCGTGGAGACGATGGCGCGGGCGTAGGCCCACGCACGCTCCTCGGCAGGGCGCACCGGGCCGCTCGGGAACCCGAGCAGCAGTCGCTTGGCACACGCCCGGATCACGTCGGCGCGGACGTGATGGAGGCCGTGAACGCGGTAATCCAGGTCGTGATCCAACTCCTGGACCAGATCCTCGCACCGCACGCGCCGGTCCTCGGGAGGGAGGTAGCCGACATGCCCGGGAGCGCTGATGGGTGCACCGCCTCCCCACGCCGGTTTGGTGATGATGCGCGACGCGGACACCGTGCCTGGTGGGTAGGGGCGCTTGGGTGGCACGTCAGCAGCGAGTGCGTCGAGGGCTTCAATCATGGTCGGGGATTCCATGGGGTCGTGTCTCCTGGGGTGGTCTCGGGCAGAGTCGTCGGCCCGGCGCTGCCCCCGAGGCGAGGGCAGGGCGAGGCCACCGACGCGGGTGGCGGGTGGTCAGAACGGGATGTCCTGGTAGTTCTCCAGGTCAGCCGGCGTCGTGTCCGGGTGGTTGCGCAGCCACTCGGTCTGCCGGGCCATCTCGGCGGCCTCCTGCGCGGCGGCCATGGCGCGGAGGTCGACGTAGGTGCCGGTGGCCCGGTCGTAGTGGCGCCCGCGCTGGGCCTCGCGCCAGCACAGGAAACAGACGGCGGCCGTGTCCTCGGGGCCGATGGCGATGTGGCGGTGCGGCTTGCGGTCCTTGTCGCAGAACTCGCAGGTGATGGTGGTGCTCACCACGCACCTCCGTCGTCCTCGCGGAGCATCCGGGCGATGCAGCCGCGGCACATCGACCACCGGGAGGTGATCGGGACGGGGGCGCCGCAGGAGCAGCGCATCCCGATGACGCGGCCGTCGTCGTCGCGGTCGGGGCAACAGCCGGGCTCGTGGCCGCAGCAGGGGAAGTCTTCGCAGCGTGGCATGGTCGTGTCTCCTTCAGGTGGTCAGGTCGGCGGGTCCGGCGAGGCGCGTGGCGTCGCGGGACCGGCGGGCCCGCCCGCCCGTCACGGGGCGTCGATGGGCTCGTCCAGGTCGCTGTCGGGTCGGTCGTTCTCGCCGTGGTCGCGGTAGCCGTGGCGCTCCGTGGACCAGCAGCGGTCGCAGTAGCGGCCCGCGTAGATGCGGTAGGAGTAGCGGGCCTCACCCTGCCCCGGCGTGCCGCAGCGGGTGCAGCGGGTGCGGTTCTCCCAGTCGCACTCGTGGCAGAGGGAGAAGCCGTAGCGGTCCGTGGTGAGGACGTGGCCGTGGGTGGTACAGCGGTCCATCACGCCACCGCCTTCGCCAGCGGGGCCGGGGCCGCGGAGCCGTACCGGAGGGCCGCCTCGCAGGCGTGGAGGCCCGCCCGCAGACCGGCGAGGGTGTGGCGGTCGGGGGTGCTGTCGGTGCTCCACCGCGCCACCTCGGCGACGGCGACCACCGCGCGGCGCCAGGGGCCGTAAGCGAGGAGGCGGGCGGCCGGGTCGCCCGTGCGCTCGTGCTCGTCGGCGTAGAGGCCCAGCTCGTTGACGGCCGCGTAGGCGGTCTCCGTGAGCGCGGTGAGCAGGTCGCGCTCGGCGGGGGTTGGGGTCCAGATCGGGAGGAGGTCGTCGTCGCTGTGCATGAGAAGACTATGCGCCCACTCATGAATCAATGCAAGGACTCATTCATGCATCGGTGCAAGTTAGGTGGGACAATGTGCGCTTGCACGGGTAGGCAAGGTGGGCGACCCTGGCCCCATGACACAGGCCCCCTACTCGCCCCCGCCCGCGCCTCCCCCTGCGCCCGCCGCGTCCTCGACCGGGAACACCCTCGGCGTCCTCCTGATGGTCGCGTCGTGCGTGTTCCTGGCCTACAAGGGATGGGAGGCACTACAGCCCGCGCCCGCACCGGTACCCTCGCCGGATGACGTGTCGAAGTGGTGGCGCGAGTTCGACGCCGAGCCACACCTGGGGAACGCGCCCATCGTCGAGCGGTACAAGGCCATCGACCAGCGACTGCTGGCGCACCCGACGCCGGACGCCACGCTCGTGGCCCGCGAGCGAAACGGCGAGGAACTACGCTACCGCGCGGCGATGGTACTGAACCCGGAGACCCGCGCCATCGGCTACCAGAAGCGCACGGTTCATCCCAGCGCGGACCCGATCAAGTGCGCGCTCTGGGCATCGACGTGGAAGAACAGTGCGGCCGACTCCCTGCGCGCGTTCGGCTTCAAGAATATCGTCTGCGGCGGCGGCGACACCTGGCCGCTCTTACCACCCGGACCCGGTGCGCATGAGCGACGCGCGCACCTCGTAAGCCCGTAGCGACACCTCGCTGGGCAAGAGCACGTCCCTGTAGATCTCGACGATTTCCTGTGGGTGGGTGTCGCGCAGTAGTCCGACCAGGCCCATTCGGCCGAGGCAGACCGCGCGGCCGAGCTGGTCGGCGCAGCATTCACAGTGAGGCATCCGGTAGCCCGCCTCGATCATGACGACGTGGCCGCACTCGTGGGCGAGTACGCTCGTGATGCGGGGGTCGCTCCCGGCGAATCGCACCTGCACCGTGCGCGACTCGACCAGCGTGCGGCCGTCCTCCGGGCCGGCGCCGAGGAGCGGTTGCACGTCCCAGCCGAGGGCCAGCAGGACGGCGAACGGGTTGCGCTGGTCCATGCCGTCCAGGCCGACGCGGGCCAGGACCGACTCGACCAGCGCATCGTGGTCGGAGAGGTGGCGCATCCACATCAACGGCGGCTCGCCCCCGACTTCGGCCGTGGCGACCTGGGGCCAGGAGGCGCATCGCCGCCGCGCACGTCCTCGTTCCACCGGACGGCCTCGGCCTTGTGGCGCTCGTAGGTGGCGAGCTGCGCGCGCAGTTCGTTGTTCTCCTCGATCACGCGCTTGAAGCAGGCATTGTGCAGGTCTTTCGGTTCCACCGGCTGGCCGCGCTCGCGGTACTTGGCGGCCGTGTCCAGCAGGCGGCGTACGTAGTCCGTAGGGTCCAGCCCACGCATGAACGGCGCCCCGACCATGAGGGCGTCCTCGACCAGCGTACCGTCCGCGTAGTCATGGCGCCCCTTGTCCATGCAGGACTGGACCATCTTCCTGGCAGCGATGCGCTCTGCCGTCGGAACCCTCACGTCGGAGATGGGCGCGGGGACGGTCTGCGACACAGGCGCGGCGGGCGGCGCGGGCTTGACGATGGGCGACGGTGCGCCCGGCTTGCGGCCCAAAACCTCGAGCACGTCCATCCCCAGAATGGCCGCTACCTTGAGGGCAAGGTCGGAGCTGGCGCCAGAGCCACCCGAGAGGAAGCGGCTGACGAACGACTGGCTGACGCCGAGGGCAACAGCGACATCGCTCGCGTTGCCGTTGAACCGCTCGTTCTGGGTCTTCCTTACGAGTTCACGCAGCCGGTCGTTCTCTTGCTCGGTCAGGGATTTCTTGGCCATCGAGACCACTATGCAGCAACTCAACTTTACTCGACTAAAGAAGTGACTTGCGCATACCTTGACTCTGTGCATAATGCTCATGCATGGCCAAGACTGGTAGCGCGTTGCTCTCCGCCAAAGCTCGTGAGCTAGGCGGACAGGTGCGGGTGGCGGAGGCGACAGGCGTAAGCCAGTCGCTCATCAGCCGGATCATCAACGAAGGGGTCCAGCCCACGCTGGACACGGCGTTCTCCTTCCAGGAGGCGCTGGGTATCCCCCTGGACGCATGGCGCCGTCGTGGGCGCAAGCGGGCGTCTGGTGGGCCGAGGCGCCCGACGGTTCCCTCGCCGCAGTCGGGCGGTGAGGAGGAGAGGCAGGCGTCGTGATGGGCGCGGCCGTTGCTGTGCGTCGGGTGCATGTCCCGGAGCCTAGGCAATCGGGCGTGGTCGCGGCAGTGTACGACCGAGCGATTTCGTGCACCCTCGCCGCGGCGCTCGATGCGTCCGGGGTAAGCCTGGCCGCGCTGGCGGACGCGGCCGGCGTGAGCAAGAGCCGGGTGGCGCAGTGGGCGGACCCCACCCACGAGGCCGAGCCGAACCTGTCGCACCTGCGCCGGATGCCGCGGTCGGTGCGCCGGGCGGTCGGGCTGGCGCTGGTGGAGAGCGCCGACGCGGACACGCCCCCGACGCCGGAGGCGCGGTGGGTCGGGGTGGCGCTCTCGCTGACCGCGCGGGTGGCCGGGCTGACGGCGCGGCTGGAGACGGCCCGGGCGGGTGGGCCGCTGGCGCGGGAGGATGCGGTCGCGCTCCTGCGGGAGCTGGCAGCCGTGCGCGAGGAGGTCGCGCGCCTGGAGGCCGGGGTGCGCGCGAGCGGGGGCCAGCGTTGACCGCGCTCCCCGTCGTCCACCGACGCCCCGAGGCCGACTGCCGCCACTGCGGCAAGGCGGAGGGCGACTCCTGCCCCGCGTGTGGCGGCGTCAACGCCGTCGCCGGGGCCGACAAAAAGCGACGCGCTCGGATAGCTCCCGAGCGCGCCAGGACCGAGGGATCCGCCCCCGGTTCTAGCACAACGCCCGCGCCGGTCGAGTCCGCGCCGCGTGGGGATGCACAGCGGACCGAGGAGATCCACCCATGACTACCGCCAAGAAGATCAGCGTCAGCAACGAGACCATCACCCCCACCGTCGGCATGGTCCTCGTGCCCAGGGCGAACAAGCCTGGCAACCACAAGCCGTGCCGCGTCGTGGGCGTCGGCGAGACCATCGGCATCCGCGTGGAGCGCGCGTCCGGCGTCGTCACGATGGCGTTCGGGACGATGAACAAGAAGTACCGCCGCGCCACGGAGGAGGAGGCCGACGGGTTCAACGCCGCGCTGTCGCACCGCGAGGTGGAAGACGCCAAGCCGGCGCTGTCCGCCAACCCGTCGGCTCCGCGCCCGACCGTCGCCCACGAGCCCGCCGTGAACGATGGGCCGACGTCAACGCCGGGGCTGGCCAAGATCGACGCCGCGGAAGTCCTCTCCCTCCACGAGACGATCCGCGCCCTCAGCGAGCGGCTGGACCGCGCGGAGCAGTCCAGGCGCGAGGAGACCAAGGCGCTCCAGTCGTCCAACGCCATCGTCGCGGCTGCGCTCCAGAAGCTCAGCGAGCAGGTCACCGCGCCCGCGCTGAAGGCCGGGGATGCCGTGGACCGGGCCAAGAAGGAGGAGCACAAGGCGAAGTTCCGCGGCCTGCTGCGCCAGTTCGTCGGCGAGAAGATGGAGGTCATCAACCTCAGCGACCCGAACCAGCGCCGCCGTGCCCTGTTCGCGGGGGACATCGAGAAGGCGTTCGTGGCCTGGATCAAGGAGGGCAACCGCCACCCGGAGGTGCCCTACTCCCACGCGGTCTTCTCGCTGCTTCTGGAGATCGAGACGGCCAAGGCGCGCGAGGGCCAGAAGATCAAGGGGCAGGAGAAGCAACTGACCCCGTGGGCCTGGAAGAACACGCGGCAGATGAGCCTCAACCTGGAGGAGAGGACGGACGGCCTGGCCGCGATGGCGGACGCGCTGTCGATCATCGCCCACGCCCGGGACCACGTTCGCAAGTGGAAGGGGCTCGACCTCACGCCGCACATCACCACGGTCGCGGAACTCATCAAGTCCAGAACCTTCACCAAGGCGGAACTGCTGCGGGCGATGGACGCGATGAACGCCGACCTCCACGGCAGTAACAAGGTCTGGCCACCAGAGCAGATCTTCACCACGCCGGCCCTGCGCTACCTCATCGGCAGCGGGATCGGAGGTGACCAGTGACCGCGTTCCCCGTGCACCCGATGGCGGCGCTGTTCCCGATGCTGTCAGAGGGCGACCTGCGCGCGCTCGCCGACGACATCCGGGAAAACGGCCAGCATGAGCCCGCGGTGATGTTCGACGGGCAGATCCTCGACGGCCGCAACCGGATCGCCGCGTGTGAACTGGCCGGGGTCGAGCCGCGCATCCGTACCCTCCCCGCGTGCCCGGACCCGCTGGCGTTCGTCCTCAGCGCCAACCTGCACCGCCGGCACCTCACGGAGAGCCAGCGCTCCGTGCTCGCCGCCAGGGTCAAGCCCATGCAGGCCGAGCAGGCGAGGGCCCGCATGATGGCTGGGGTCAGGGCCGGCGACCCTACCCCAAATTTGGGGGAGGGTGTCGTCAAGGGTGAATCGGCCGACCAGGTCGCCCAGATGTTCAACGTGGGTCGAGGCACCGTTGAGACCGCGGCGAAGTTGCTGCGGCAGGGCGTCCCGGAGCTGGTGACGGCGGTGGAGCGCGGGGAGGTGGCGGTCAGCGCGGCGGCCGCGGTCTCCACGCTCCCGGCCGAGGAACAGCGCGAGGTGGTGGCCGGGGGCAAGGACGCCATCAAGGCCAAGGCCAGGGAGATCCGCGAGGCCAAGCCGAAGCGCGAGGCCAGGCCCCCGGAGCAGCACCCGCTGACGGAGGCGATCCGCACCGCCCCCGACGCCGGGGCGCTGGACGCTGCGCTGACGGCGGCGGTCCGGGTGCCCGGTCTACCGGAGTCGGTCATCGACGCGAACGCGAGCGCGTACCAGGCCCGCAAGGCGGAACTGCGCGCGGCGCAGGAGCCCACGCCGCCGGCTCCACCAGCGCCAGCCCCGACGCCACCACCACCGGCCCCCGTCCAGCCGGACCTGTTCGAGACGGCGCCGGCCGCGGCGCCGGTCGTGACCGTGGTCCCCGTGGAGGCGGCCGAGGTGACGCGGCTGCGCGAGGAGAATGCTCGGCTGAAGGCCGAAGTGGACGCCTACCGCGCGTGGGCTGCCACGGTGAGCCAGCGCGCCGTGGCGCTCGCGCCGACCCTCAAGGGCGCGGCCAACCTGGACCGCATCCGGCGGCTCGTTGAACTGGCCGGCAGCCCCAGCGAAAACGAGGCGCGCAGCGCGGCCATGCTCGCCTGCCGGATGATCCGGGAGCAGGGCGTCAAGCTGCTCTCCAGTGACCCGTCGATTCTCGACGACATCCACGAGACCAACCGGCAGATGCTGGAGACGGCCCGGCGGATGGGGGTGGTGCTGTGACCCCCGCGAACGACACCCTGCCGGCGCCGCGGACGCTGGCCGCGCACTTCCACCTCGTGCTCTTGCAGAAGCGCATCCGGTCGTGCACGGCGTGCCCGCTCCACGAGCACCGTCAGCGGGCCGTGTTCTCCCGGGGCAACCACCACGCGGACGTGATGTTCGTCGGGGAGGCGCCGGGCGCCGACGAGGACCAGCAAGGACTGCCGTTCGTCGGGCCGTCGGGGGAGATGCTGGACCGGATGATCGGGGCCATGGGTCTGCGGCAGGAGGAGGTGTACATCGCCAACGTCTGCCGCTGCCGTCCGCCGGCCAACCGCCTGCCGACGCCGGAGGAGGTGGCCGCCTGCCTCCCCTACCTGCATGAGCAGATCGCGCTCGTGCAACCCCGCGTCCTCGTGGCCCTGGGGTCGACGGCGGCCAAGGCGCTCACGCAGTCCACCTCGGGCATCAAGGCCCTGCGCGGCACCTGGCAGGACTACCGGCGCGGGGAGACGGTGGTGCCGGTGATGCCGACCTATCACCCGGCCTTCCTCCTGCGGGAGACGTTGGCCGGTCGGGTCGGGGCGAAGCAGGACGCCTGGCGCGACCTTCAGGCAGTGCTGACCCTCCTCAACCGCCCGGTGCCCACGGCGAAGGAGGCGCGGTCATGAGCGCCATCAACCGGCGCCGGTCCACGTCGCCCATCGACCGGCGGATCTCGCTGCGGGCGGTGGTCGTGGATCTCACCTTCGAGAAGTTGTCCGCCCTCGCGGACCTGTCGGCGGACCTGCCGCGGATGACGGCGGACGAGCTGGCGCGGCTGCGGGCGCTGGGGCGAGCGATGCGTCGGGAGCGGCTGGGGCACTACCGGCCGACGGCGCTGGCGGAGGAGGTGCGGCCGGTGGTCGACGCGGCGGCGCTGCTGGTGGAGAGCCTGTCGCACCTCGACAACGTGGCCGGCGTGGCGGACGCGCTGGCGGGGCTGACGGACGACCAGCCGATGGCGCTCGACGCCGAGGACCGGGCGACGCTCCGGGAGAGCGTGCGGGCGGTGGCCGCGTGCATCGACGCGCTCCTCGGGCTGGACGGCCCGCGCCTCGCCACCCTGCGCCGCGTGGTCGACGGCGCGCTGGACGACCCGCCGACCTGACTGACCTCCCCAGACGCGAACGGCGCTCACCCGGGGTGGGCAGCGCCGCTCGCGTCGGTGCGGGTACCAAACCGCACCTGTCGCCCACCCCGAGAGAGACACGACCAGTGACCCGCAGAGCAAAGGCGACTTCCCCGATCCCTACCACGACCCGCACCCGGGTCAACCACGAGGTGCCGTGATGGCTGCTGACCGATACCAGAAAGTCTACGTGAAGCTCTGGCTCAGCGAGAGCTTCCGCGCCCTGTCAGACGCCGGGCGCCTCCTGTTCCTGTACCTGCTCACCTGCCCGAGCACCACGATGCTGACCGGGCTGGTGGCCATCTCCGTCGGGACCATCGCGGACCACCTGGGCCTGGCGCCGGACACGGTGCGCGGGGCGCTGGCGGAACTCGACGCGGAGGGCATGGCGGCGTTCGACCCGGCCGGCGTGGTGTGGCTCCCGAACGCGCTCGCGCACAACCCGCCGGCCAACCCGAGCGTCGTGAAGGGCTGGCGGCGTCACTGGTCGGAGGTACCCAACTGCCCGCTCAAGGTGGCGGCCTACCAGGCGCTCCGGCTGTGGTGCGAGCGGAAGGGACTGGACTGGCTGGGGGCGTTCGACACGGCGTGCGCCCGGCCGGTCCTGAGTGCAGGCCGGGGCAGCGGACCCCAGAAACCCGCAGCGCGACATGGTGTGGCACACGGTGTCCCCCACCGTGTCGGGGACGGTGTGGCACACGGTGTCGGGGACCGTCCCCCCCACGGTGTGGCACACCAGTATCAGGAACAGGAGCAGTATCAGGAACAGAAGCGAGAGAGCGCGGCCGCGAGCGCCCGCGCCTCCGCGCGCCCTCGTGCGTATGCGTGCGAGAGCGCCCCGGCCACCTCGCCGTCCGCCCGGGTGCTGGCGGAGGTGGTCTCGACGGAGCCGCCCCCATCCCGGACCCCACCGCTCCCGGTCCAGGTCGAGACCGCTGCGCCGTCGCACGCAACCGGCCCTCTCGCGTCGCCGGACGCCGGGCCGGAGTCTCAGCCCCCGCCGGCCGTCCGCGCGCCGTCTGTGCCCCGTCCTGAGCCCGTCGCCGCTCCGGCCGCGCCGGTAGCCCCGCTGGCCCCTCCCTCGCCGCCGCTGGCCCGGACGACCCCGGCACAGCTCCCGCTCGACGACGCGGACCCGGCCGACGCGCCGGCCGCCGTGGCGCTGCCGCGGGTCAGCGACCTGGACGAGCGCACCCCGGCCAACCGGGTGCTGCGCGCCTGGGGGGCCCGCTGCTACGCCGCCGCCCACCAGCCGCTCGCCACCGAGGCGCGGCGGCGCGTGGTGCGGGACCGGCTGCGGGTCTTCCCGGAGGCGGACCTGGTGCGCGCCATCGACGCGGCCATGCGCGACCCCTACGTCAACGGCCAGTCGGACCGCGCGCCGTCAGGCGGCCAGCGGGACATCGCCTGGCTGTTCGCCAAGGTCGAGCGGGTCGAGCGCTTCCTCGCCGCCCCGGCGCCGCCGCCCCCGCCCGCCCCGCTGCCGACGCGCCTGCCCCCGGCGCGCACCCCGCCCCCGCTGCCCCCCGGCGCGCCGGTCCTGACGCGCGAGGAGTTCGACGCCGGGGCCCTGCAAGCCCTGCCCCCGCCACGCCGCTACACGGTCGCCGAGCTGGAAGCGGCCGCCCACGGAGCCACCCATGCACGCTGAACGCTCGAACGTCCGTGAACTCCCCTCGCCGTCCCTGCCCCCGCACCACGCGGACGCGGAGGCCGCGCTGCTGGCCGCGCTGCTGGTCGGGGAGGTGACGCTGCTGGACCTGACCCCGCTGCGCGCCGAGCACTTCTTCCTCGACGCCCACCGGCTCGTCTTCGAGGCCATCGCCGCGGTGGTCGCCGACGGCGCCGCCCCGGACTCCGTGGCGGTCCAGGCCCGCCTCCGGGACATGGACCGGCTGGCGGACGTGGGCGGGTCGAGCGCCATCGGCCGGCTCATGGACGCGGCCGCCGCCCTGGCCTCGCCGCCAGCCACGGTCCGGCTCGTGGTCGACGCGTGGGCCCGGCGCGAGGTGGGCCGGCTGGCGGCGCGCTGGGGCGCCGTCGCCCGTCGGCCGGGCAGCGACACCGGGGCGCTGATCGACCTGGTGCGGCGCGAGGCCGAGGCGCTGCAAGAGGCCCGGAGCCAGGCGGAGGCGAGCACGGACCTGGCCAGCGGCTACGCGGCCGACTTCCGCGAGATGCAGGACCACGCGAGCGGCGCCGTGTCGCCCGTGTCCACCGGGTACCCGACCGTCGACCGGGCGATGGAGGGCGGCTACTGGCCCGGGAAGCTGGTCATCGCCGGGGCCCGCCCGGGCTGCGGCAAGACGGCCACCGGCATCAGCGCCGCGCTCCGGTGCGCCGAGACGCCGGAGGACCGGGGCGGCGGCGCCGTGCTGTTCATCAGCGCGGAGCTACCCGCCCGGGAGATCCGCCAGCGGCTCGTCTGCCACGAGGCGCGCGTGTCGATGGTCGACTACAAGACCGGCCGCCGCGAGGCCGAGGTGACGCCGTGGGTGGCCTACGTCGCCGGCCTCCCGATCTTCGTCGACGACGCGAGCCGGACCATCGAGGAGGTGCGCGCCAGCGTGCGCCGCCACCAGCGCAAGCTCGCCGCGCAGGGCAAGCGGCTGCGCATGGTGGTGATCGACTACTACCAGGAACTCGGCACGCTGACGAAGCACGAGCGCCGCATCGACATGCTCACGGAGGTGGCCGACGGCCTCAAGGCGATGCGCGCCGAGACGCCGGAGGCGACGATCCTGGTGCTGGCGCAGCTCCGGCGCAGCGAGGGCAAGAACCTCCGCCCCACCCTGAGCGACATCGCCGAGTGCGACATGCTCGGCCGGCCCGCCGACACGCTGCTGGCGCTGTGGCGACCGGACCCGGACAAGGACCCCACCGGGGTCGAGATGGCGTTCCCGAAGAACCGCGGGCTGCGCCAGGACCTGCGACCGATGTTTGAACTGCACTCGCCCTTCGGGCTGCTGACCGAACGAGAGGAGACACGACCATGACCGCCCCCGCCCGTACCCTGCCCCTGTTCGACGACGCGGACCTGGACCCGGCCACGCTGCCGCGCCCCGGCACGCTGGCGCCACCACCCCCACCCCCGACGACGACGCACCGCCGCCCGTCCCGCGTGGCGCAGATGGCGCTCCCGATCAAGCACCACCTCCCCGTGGTGCAGCCGGACCTCCACGCGGCGACCGGCGGCGTGTGCCTGGTCCAGCAGGACGAGTGCAGCGAGGAGGACTGCCGGCACCACCTCGGGGCCGTCCGCGAGCACCTGGGGGAGAAGTGGGGATGCGCGCTGGCGGTGGCCACGGCGTTCTCTGCCCACGGACTCGCGCCGGTGCACGTCGCCCGGCTGCTGGGGCTGCCCGAGGGCGAGGTGCAGGAGGCCGAGCACCGGGCGCTCCGGTGGCTGCGCCTGGAGGTGGCGCGCCTCGCCGCCGAGGAGGAGGAGGACGCCCGCCGGGCCGCCGCCCGGGAACGGATGCGCCGCGCCGCCGGCTGACCCCTGCGCCGACCATGCGAGGGTGAGGGGATGAACCACGACCTCACCCCTGACGACATCGCCACCCTGAAGCGCGCCGAGGAGATCCTGATACGCCGTGCCGCGCGGCTGCGCCAGAACCCGGCCGTCACCGACCACGAGCCCACGGACCGCCTGTGCATCGCCGCCGATGGGCTCCAGCGCATCCTCGGCGTCCCGGAGCCGGAGACCTCGCCCGCCGTGCCGGTCGTCCTGTCGGTGATACTGACGCCGTACCAGGTGCGCACCCTGCGCAACATCCTGGCGGGTTCCTGCTACGACGCCAGGGACAGCGAGGCGGTGGCCGTGATGCTCGCCGAGATCGACCGCCGCCCGGTGGACCTGTACCGGCACTACGGCAACGACCCGCCGGAGGACGCGGAGGTCGTGGAGAGCGCGGCGCCGCTGCTGGCAGAGGCAGCCGCCGGCTGACCCCTCGCGGCGGCCGGGTAGGGTAGGGGGATGCCTCCCGCTGTTGACCGCCCCGCCTCGCCCGGGGAGACTGGCCGCATGGTTGCCCTCTCCACGTTCGTCCAGCCCGCGGCGCTCCGTGCGCCACCGGACCCCGCGCCGGGGGACCGGCGGCTGAGCTTCGACGCGACGATGGACCTCCTCCGCGCGGTGGCGGACGGCGCGTGGCGCGTGACGCTGGACGACGTGCCGGCGTCGGCCTGGCGCGAGGGTCGGGACCGGGTGCGGGAGGAGCTGCGGGCGGTGCTCCACGTCCGCGACGAGCTGCACCAGCGCGGCGACGTGTTCCTGGTGGCGGTGGCGGCGTATCACCCGGCGTCGCTCCCGGAGGCCACGGACCTCCTCGCCCGGGCCCGCCCGCGGATCGACCGGGTGGCGGCGGTGTTCGGCTGGTTCGCCGCGGTGGACGTGCCCGGGACGCCGCCGGTGGCCGCCCCCGTCCGCCCGCCCGGCACCCCGCTGGACTACGCGCCGACGGTGGACGAGGTGTTCACCTGGATGCACCCGTCGCCCGAGCGCGCGGCGCACCTGGCCGCGACCCGGGCCGAGCGGTTCCGCGCGGCGGCAGAGGCGACGGTGCGCGACCACGGCCGGGCGCTCGACCTGCTGGCGGACCGGTGAACGTCGCCGACCTCACCCACGCGGACCTGCTGACCGTGGAGGAGGTGCTGCACCTCCACGCGGCGGTCATGCAGCGGGCCGGGCGGGCGCCGCAGCACGCGGACCCGGACCGGCTGGCCAGCGCGGTGCAGTCGGCCCACGGGCGGCTGGACTACGAGCACGAGGGGCCGCCGCCGCTGGACCTGTTCGACTACGCGGCGACCTACCTGCACCGGATCGCCGAGAGCCAGGCGTTCCTCGACGGCAACAAGCGCACGGCGCTGGCCGCGGCGCTCGCCTTCCTGGAGTTGCACGGGGTCGGGATGCCGGAGGAGACGGAGGCCATGGTGGAGGCCGTGGAGCGGTTCGCCGCGCAGCCGGACGGCGCCCCGCGGTGGACGACGGACGACGGCGCCGCGTGGCTCCGAGGGCTCCACCGGGACTGACCCCTGCGCCGACCGTGCGAGGGTGGCGCCATGGACGAGATCAAGATGATGTTCTTGACGGTTGTGACCGTGGCCGTCGCCTTCACGGTGGGGTACATCACGGGCAAGAGCCTCGACACCTGGCAGGCCGTCGAGGTCGCCCGCCTTCGCTGTGCGCCCAGCGCCGCGCCGGCCGGGAGCGCGCCATGAGCGACACCACGAGGGAGCAGATCGAGGCGCGCTGACCCCTCTGCCCGGGCGCGTAGGGTGGCGCCATGGCCGAGAACAGCAACATCGCCTGGACCGACAACACCTTCAATCCCTGGATGGGCTGCCAGCGCGTCAGCCCCGGGTGTGAACGCTGCTACGCCGAGACGCTGGTGACCAACCGCATGAAGCTCCCGGTGTGGGGACCAGCGAAGACGACGGAGCGCAAGCGCACCGCGGTGAGCACCTGGCGCCAGCCGCTCGCGTGGAACCGCAAGGCGCAGGAAGAGGGGCGCCGCGTCAAGGTGTTCTGCGCCAGCCTGGCGGACGTGTTCGAGGACCATCCCCAGGTGGCCCCCTGGCGCGCGGACCTGTTCCGCATGATCGAGGACACGCCCCACCTGGACTGGTTGCTGCTGACCAAGCGCCCCGAGCACATGCTGCGCCTCGCCGCGGAGGCCGGGTGGTCCGGGCCGTGGCCGGTCAACGTGTGGGCGGGCACCACCGTCGAGAGCCAGGCCGCTGCAGACGAGCGGATCCCGCACCTGCTGCGGGTGCCGGCGAGGGTGCGGTTCCTCAGCGCGGAGCCGCTGCTGGGGCCGATTGATCTGCTCGGCTGGGCGGACCAAGCGCCGGCTCCCCCCTCCGAGGAGATGTGCGGCGGCTGGGAGGACCACGCCTGGGAGGACTGGATTCCCCTGTCGGTCCGGAGGTCGATCGAGAGCTTCTGGAGCGAGAGCATGAGGCGTGGCCCCTACCAGTGGCTCCGCGACCACGTCACCCAAGGCGTCCCCCGCACGGGCGCCAAGGTCACCATCGAGATCGACCGGCACGGCTGGGGGACGGTCAACAAGATGACGCCCTCCGGGGTCGGGGTTCAGGGGCGTTACGTGCACTGCTGGAACAACATCGGGCGCGTCGTCACTGACGCTGGTCAGCTCGTCTCCGTAAGCAGTCACGGTAGCAGCGGTTGGCTGACAGGCTGGTACGACAGGGCCACCGACAGCTACCGCCCCAAGTTGCACTGGATCATCGTCGGCGGCGAGAGCGGGTCCTCTGCTCGGCCCTTCGATCTTGCGTGGGCCCGCGGACTACGCGACCAGTGCTCGCGCAAGCATCAGACAAAGATCCCGTTCTTCTTCAAGCAGGCCGGCTCTCGCCCCCTCCTCGAAGGCGCCACGCTAAGGCTCGTGGACCGCGCTGGCGCCGACCCGGCCGAGTGGCCGGAGGACCTGCGCGTACAGCAGTTCCCCGCGGGCTGACCCCTCGCCCGACGCTGGCAGAGTCGGCCTATGAAGATTCGCCTCTCGCCCCGCGCCGCCGCGCTCTCCGACCGCCTCCTCGCCCACGTCCAGCAGGGCCCTGTCCGCACCCGCGCCGACCTCGAAGCGTGGTGGGGCCAGCGGTCCGGGGTGCAGCGGGTGGAGCTGTTCCGGCTCCTCGCCGACCTGGTGGACGAGGGCCACCTTCACCGCCACGGCCCGGACGCGTGGGGCGCCACGCCGCCCGTCCCCGAGGCGCCGCCCACGCCTCGCCCGGCGCCGGTCCCGCTGAGCATCACGCTCGGCACCGGCGACGACGCGGTGACCGTCACCGGCGCCAACCCGGACCGCGTGCGCGCCGTCGCCCTCGGCTACCAGCGGGACGCGGTGCGCGGCGGCACGGGCCCGGTGCGCCTCGCTCCGGCGACGCCCCCACCCCCGCCACCGGCCCCGGCGCCCCCGCCCGCCCCCACGCCGCCGTCGCCGAAGGTGGACCCGCGCCCCGTGCCCACCCCGGGCACCACCGCCGCGCGCATCCTGACGCTCCTGCGCCGCGGCAAGCGCACCACCGCCGAGGTGGTCGAGCGGCTGGACCTGGCAGCGCCGACGGTGCGCGGCCGGCTGAGCGAGTTGACCGCCGCCGGATGGCTGGTGCGCGACGAGGCGGGCCGGTGGAGCGTGGTGCCGTGACCGCGGCGACGTTCTGCGCGCTGACGGCAGCGCTGACGGCGGCCGTGGACGCGGGCGTGGTAACCCGGTGGCGCGTGCACGCCGACGCCGCCCAGGTGTCCCTGTGGCTCGGCGCGACCCCCTTCCTGCTGGCGCCGGACCAGGTGCCCGCGTGGCTCGCGGACCGGGTGCGGTACATGGGCGCCTCCACCAGCCGGTTCTTGCTGCCGGCGCAGCACCGCGCGTGGTCGGTGCTGCTCGACCGGCTCGGCGACCTGGCCGAGACCCTGCCGTGGTGGACGGTGGCGCCATGACCCGCGCCGCCCGTCTCCGGTCGCGCCTGTGGCTACGTGTCCTGCTGTTCCACGACCCCAGCGTGCCGGACAAGATGGTCCGCGCCCTCTACGTGACGGGCAGGCATGTGGCCTACGTCATGGGTGACGGGCAGTGGGATGCCTACTGTCTCGACGAGGAGACGTTCCACGAGAACGGTCCCGCCGGGATGCAGTGGTTCGGCGGCGGCCGGCTGGACTGCTGCGACTCGTCGGAGCGTCTGGCCCCGGAGGCGCTGGACTTCTGCCGGGCAAGGCTGCGCGACCCGGCCCCGCCGTGGCTGCGCGAGCGCAGTACGTGGGTGGCGCCATGACCCGCGCCAACCGACGCCGCCGCTACCGGGCCCGCCAGCGCGTGGGCCCCCACCAGACCATCGGCGACCACCCGTGCGCAGTGTGCGAGACCATCGTCATCGGGACGTGGGCCCGGTGCCTCGCCTGCGGCCTGGACCACCGCCACGCCTGGGGCCAGTACCGCCACCCGCGCCGGAGCCGGTGGGGCCGGGGCCGCTGACCCCTCGCCGGCCGGGGGCACACTCGGCTGCATGACCGACCCACTCCCCGACCACGCCCGCCCCATCGCCTGGATTGACGTGGAGACCACCGACCTCGACGAGCACGCGGGCGCCGTCCTGGAGGTGGGCCTCGTGGTGACCGACCCGGACCTCCACGAGACCGCGGCCCGGGCGTGGACGGTGCGCTACGTGGGCCCGGTGGCCGACGTGATCGCCCGGATGCACGGCCCCGCCGGCAGCGGCCTGCTGACGCCCACGGCCACCGGCTGGGCCTGCGCCGGGCTGTCGGCGCCCGAGGTGGACGCCATGGCCGCGGTGTGGCTGCGGGAGGCGTGCCGCGGCGTCGCCCCGCTGTGGGGCGGGCGCAACGTGTCCTTCGACCGGCGCTGGTGCCGCGCGCACCTGCCCCACCTCCACGACACCGTGCACCACCGGAGCCTGGACGAGACCACGCTGCGGATCGCGCTCGCCGGGTGGGCCGGCGTCACCGTGCCCAAGGACGCCACCGCCGCGGGCAACACCCACCGGGCGCTGGCGGACCTGCGGGAGAGCCTGCGGGTGGCGCGGGCGTTCCGGGACGCCGTGCGAGGTGGTCGATGAGCCTCGGCTTCTGTGACTTCTGCGCGCGCCTCGACGAGATGGCCGAGACGACGCCCTTCGGTGGGCGCTGCACCGCCTGCGCCACCGGTCTCTGCTACGACACGGACGGGTGGCGCAAGTGCAGCGCCGGCCTCTGCCGGCCCACCCGGCTGCGCGAGGAGGAGGCGCCGTGCACCGACCCCGGCCTCGTCCTGCTGGGCCTCGCGTTCTTCGACGCGATCCGGGCCGACCTCGCGGCGCAGGGCGTCGTCCTCGACGCGGCCGACTGGCTCCTCGGGGAAGACGAGTGACCGCCCGCGTCCACACCGCCCGCGTGGGCTACCGCGGGGACGACGGCCTGCCGGTCACGCGCCGCGTGGTGACGCACCCGGACGGGCTCCCGTTCGCCCCGTCGGACGCGCTGCTGTCCTGGGGCCTGGCCGAGCGCCGGGCCGGCCGCGGGGAGGCGATGTGGCCGGAGTACGAGCGCCGCTACGTCGAGGAGATGCGCGCCTCCTACCGGCAGCACCGCGCGGCGTGGGAGGCGCTGCTGGCCCGGGAGGAGGTCACGCTGCTGTGCTTCTGCCACGACCCGACGCACTGCCACCGCGGCGTGCTCGCCCGGCTGCTGGTCCGGTGCGGCGCCGTCTACGAGGGCGAGCGATGAGCCGCGCCCCGCACACGGCAGGCCAGCGCGACGGCCGCTGGCGGGTCGGGATGCGCGCCCGCTGCGCCCGGTGCAGCGCCACCGTGGACGGCTACGTGGCCGAGGCGCCGACCTACGACGAGGCCCTGACCGACGCCAACCGGCTGACCGACGCGGAGGCGCGCGACCTCGGCTGGCGCGTCACGATGCACGAGGACCGGTGCCCCGTCTGCCGGCGCTGACCCCTCGCCGGGGCAGGGCAGAGTGCCGGGGATGAGCAACGACCACAATACCACCGGGCTGACCGTGCTCGCGCACGTCGCGTGGACGCTCGGGCTGTCGCAGGACGGTGGCGCCAGCGAGATCCACGAGCGCATCGTGTCCCACATCCAGGCTACCCAGGAGCGCGTCCGCGCCGAGGTCTACCGGCAGGTCATCGCGTGGTGCGACGCCCCTCCGCTCGACGACGCGGACGCAGGCGCCACGGTGGCCGAGGCCGCCGCCCGGGACGCGCTCCGGGATGCTCGCCGGGAGGCCGCGCAGGCGGGCTACAGCGAGGGCCAGAAGGCGGCCCGCGCCGAGGTGCTGGCCGAGATCGAGGCGCTGCTGAGCCAGAGCCGCGCCGCCGTGGCCCAGGGCGAGGAGGAGCGCGGGCGGCTGGTCGCGCAGTGCGACGCCCTCGCCCGCGCCATCGACGACGAGACCCGGCGCGCCGTCACCCTCCACCGGCTGGCCGCCCACCTGCGGGGGACGCCGTGACCGCCCCGCCGAACGCGTCCCCCATGGCCGAGGAGCTGGCCGCCACCTGCGTCCAGGTGGAGGCGCGGGGCGTCCTGCGGCATGTGCGCATCGTCCCGCCCGGGACCGACCCGGCGCACAGCCTCCCGTGGGCGACGTGCTCCGAGGCCGAGGTGCGCCACCACGTCGCGGACGCCGTGCGGCTGCTGGCGCCGTTCGTCGACCTCGGCCTGGCCCGGGGTCGCGCCGCCCGCTCCCCCACCACGCCGTCGGCCGAGCCTCCCGGCGCCTACCTCGGCGCGCTCGCCGACCCGGCGCTGTGGGTCCACGCCCCGCGCGAGGTGGCGCCCGTCGACCACGACCGCCACGACGACGACGACGGAGACCCCGGGTGACCGACGACGACCGCGTGACCGTCACGCTCCCGTGGGAGGTGGCCTGCGAGGTCGAGGAGACGCTGGCCGCCCACGTCCAGCTCTACGACCACCTGCCCTCGGACCCGCCCGACCTCCTCGTCGGCCGGCTGGCCACGGCGCTCGCGCTGCTCCGGGTCGCCATGCGTCCGGCGCCGCTCCCCGGGGGCAACGTCGTGCCGCTGTCCTCCCGCCGGAGGCCCCGGTGAAGCCCACCCGCCCGCTGCTCCCGACCGACGCCGCCCGCGACCTGAGCCGGCAGGTGGCCGCCCAGCGCCTCGCCGCCTACGACGCCCAGGCCGCGGCGCTGGTGCCCTTCCTCCGGGCGCTGGCCGACCGCCTCGGCGCCACCCCGGACGCGGACCGCCTCCGACGCGAGGCCCACCTGCTCAGCCTGCGCCTCCCGCCGGACCTGCCGCTCTACCCGGAGCCCGCCCCGGACGGCTGACCCCTCGCCGGGGGAGGGTAGGGTGCGGCCATGCCCTCACCCCGCGCCTACCCGCGCCTGCACCGGGAGGCCACCGACCCGACCACGCCCCCGGGCCGGCTGGACAAGTTCACGAGGCACCTGTCGATCACGGTGCGCCGGTGGGCCACGGCCAACCCGAACCTGCCGGAAGGCCGCCTCCGGGAGCTGATGGGCCACGGCCACCCGGCCGCCTGGGACAACCCGGCCGCCCCGCTGGTCCTGCTGACCGTGCCCCGCGAGGAGGCCGAAGGCGGCGCCCGGGCCTGCGCCCGGGAACTGGCCCGGCTCCGGTCCCGGGAGAGCACCTTCGGCGCGGAGGACACGCCGTACCCGGTGAGCGACCGCATGCGCGCCCTGCTCCACCCGCTGCTGCTGTCCGCGTGGGAAGACCCCAGGCCGAGCCGGCTGCTGATCCCCACCTCCCACCACGCCCGGAACTGCGGCCTCCTGTCCCGCGAGCATCACACCGTCACCCTGCTGGTCTGCCTGGCCGTGCGCGCCGTGCTGGCAGAGCGGCCCGACCACGGATGGTCCACCTGGCAGACCGACCGCATGATCGACGAGGCCGAGGCGTTCGCGCGCTCCGGCGAGACCGACCCGCTCCGGGCCGGCGCGTGGCTGGACCGGTTCGCGTGGATGGCCTCCTCCATCGCCTACCAGGCCCTCTTGCACGCGGCGATCTGCCACGGTGACTGGATGTACCGGATGGGCGACGGGTCCAACGGCCGCAACCTCGACGACCTGCCCGGCGTGGCGGACCTGATCCGCGCCGCGCTCCCGGTCCCGCTGTGGATGCAGGAGGTCGCCCCGGGCTGACCCCTCGCCCACGCCGGGCATCCTGCCGCCATGGCCCACGCGACCCCGTGCCTCTACCCGCCGAGCCCGGCGGCCACCACCGAGCCACCCGCCCCGGACCTCGCCCCCGGGCTGCGGGAGGCCGCCGCCCACCTGGACCGCCGCGCGGACGAGGCCCGCGGCCACGCCCGGGCGCTCCGGCAGCGGGCCGCCGCGCTCGACGACCTCGCCGCCGTGCTGACGGCCGAGGCCACCCACCTGCGCACGCAGGCCGGGGGCGCCGGTGGCTGACCTGCTGGCCGCGCTGCTGTTCGCGCTGGGCATCGTCGGCGCCGCCCTCGGCCGCCACGACCCGGCGCTGCTGACCGCGAGCCTCATGGCGCTCACGGTCGCCGTCCTCCACGCCCACGCCCACCACCCGGACGACCCGGACGACGACCCGTGAGCCCGCCCGCCCGGCACCGCCACGGTGACCCCTCGCCCACCGCGGGCATCCTCGGCCCATGAAGACCGCCCACCGATTGCCCACCGTGACCCCGTTGCGCCCTCCCGCGAGGCTGGCCCCGGCCCTGGCCCGGGCGCTCCCCGGATGGGAGGTCCGCCTGACCGTGTACGTCACCGGCGGCGAGTGCCGCTACCGGGCCCACGCCCTCACGACGCGCTACCTGCCGGGCTGCGTCCTCACCCTCGACGTGCCCGGCGCCCCCTCCGACGGCGAGCGCCCCGCGTGGGTGGCGCTGGTGGATGCGCTGGCCGCGTGCGAGCACCTGGACGTCAACGAGCGCGCCCAGGTCACCGCGCTACAGGACGTGCTGCGCTCGGCCCGGAGGACGCCGTGAACCCGCCGGTCCTCGCCGCGCTGGCCGAGGGCGGCCCGCTGCCGCTGCACATCGGGGTGTGGGAGCGCCCCCGCGTGGTGGACTGGCGCGGCCACCGCCTCCAGATGCACGACGACGGCCACGGGCTGGCGCTGCTGTCCTCTGCGCCGGAGGACGCTGACGAGATCGCGTGCACGGAGAACACCCGGGCCATCCTCGACGCGGCGCTGGACGGGGAGACGGCCTTCCACGGCGTGGACCGGACGCACCTGGCCGTCGACCTGCTGGGGCACATGGTGGCGATGAACCGCGTCAGCTTCGTCTGCGCGGTGAGCGGCCTGTGGATGCGCTCCGACACGCTGGCGCTCGTGCTCGCCGCCGACGTGGAGCAGGTGGGCGCCACGCCGCACCCGGTCCCCGCCCGCACCGGGCTGCCGTACCGGGCGCTGCTGTGGCTCGGGAGCGGGTGGGCCATCCTCCAAGCCGGCAGCCGCGAGCCGCAGCGGTCCGGGCCCAGCGCCCAGGCGAGCATCCCGGCCCTCACCATCCAGGCGGGGGAGCCGTGAGCCGCCCCCGCTCCCCGTGCCCCGTCGGCCAGCGGTTCGGGCGGCTCGTGGTGACCGGCGAGGGGACGCCGCGGAGGTACGGGCGAGCCGACCTGCGGGTCCGGTTTTTCTGCTGCCGGTGCGACTGCGGTGTCGTCAAGGACGTCAGCGCCATCAGCCTGCGCCGCGGGGTCACCGTGTCCTGTGGATGCATCCGCGCCACGGTCACCCGGGTCTGCGGACGCGCCCTCAACCCACAGGAGCGCGAGCAGGTCGAGGAGGGCGTGCGCCAGGCCGGCACCGCACGCGCCTACGCCGCCGCGTGCGGCGTCAGCGCCAGCACGCTCTCGGACGCGCGCAAGGGCAAGCCGGTCCGGCCCGGCACGCGGGAGAAGATCCTGTGCACGCACGACTCCACCCGCGCGCCGCCGTCGCGGGACGCCGTGGCCACGCTCCTGGCCCGCATCCCGACCACGCCCACCCCTGTCCGGGTGATCGAGGCGTGGGGCTGCGTGCTGGACCTGTCGCGCGGCGACGTGTGGGCTGCCCTGGAGAGCGCCCTCGCCCGCGGGGAACTGGCCCGCGACCTCGGACCGGCCGGGCTGCGCTGGCGTCGGGTCGGACCGCCACGGTGACCCCTCGCCCGGGAGGCGCACACTGGCCGCATGAAGCACGCCGCGCCCCCACCCGCTCCCGCCCCGTCCCCTCCGCTCCTGCTGGCCCAGGCCCGGCTGCACCCGACCGACGAGGCGGACCTGCGCTGGTACTGGTGCGATGCCCCGGGCGAGATGGGCGAGCGGTCCTCCCTCGGCCCGATGACCGACCGGCTCGCGGAGGGCCGCGTCACCGCCCCGCAGGCCGGCACCCCGGACCTGCCCGCCCGCGCCTTCTTCGCCGCCCGGCGCGCCCGCCCCATCGAGGCCCGGCTCCGGCGCCTGTCCGCCGTCCACCAGGTCACGCTGCGCGCGGCCTACGGCCCCGGCCTCCCGGCGTCGCAGCTCGCGGACTACCCGGGGCTCGGGTCCGACGCCCTCCCGGCGACCCTGCTCCTGCTGGTGGCGCAGCGCACCGGCGTCCCCCGGGCCGACGTGCGGCAGTGGTGCGGCAACGCCAAGGACGTGGCCAGCGCCGCCGCCCACCGCGCCCGGCTCGCGGCGCTGCGGTTCGAGGCCACGTTGCAGCTCACCTCCGCCGGCCTGGCCTACAGCGACCTGATCCGCGCCGAGCACCGCGCCGCCCGCCGGCCCCACGAGGACGCGGACGAGGAGACCCCGTGAGCACCCCCGACGCCACCCCGCCCCCGCCCCCGTCCCGCCCCGTCGCCCTGCTGGTCACCGGGAGCCGGTCCCTCGCCACCCGCATCGCCCGCGCCGAGTGGGCCCACGCCATCGTCGCGGACGCCGTGCGCGCCCTCCCGCCCGGCTCCCTCCTGCTCCACGGGGGCGCCACCGGCCCGGACCAGTGGGCCCACGACGTGGCGCTCCACCACCGCCCGGACGTGGCCATCCACGTCTACCAGCCCAACGGCCACCTGCGCCGGTACTCGGAGCGGTCCGGCGACCTGCGCTTCGTCGAGCCCGGCCGGTGGTCCGCCACCGACGCCGGCCCCCTCGCCCGCAACCGCCACCTGGTCCACGTCCTCGCCGCGCTCCCCGGCTACACCCCGCGCGTCCTCGCCGTGGTGGACCCGGCCAGCCGCACCCACGGCGCTGACCACACCGCCCGCCTCGCCCGCGCCGCCGGCCTGCCGGTGGACCGCCGCGTCCACCCGGGGGCGACCCCGTGACCCCGCGCCGCCACCGCGGGTGGATGGTCCTGCCGCACGCGACCGAGCGGTTCGTCGAGCGCGTCGCCCCCGTCCCGCCGGAGGTGGCCCACGCCTGGCTCACGGAGCACGCCCACACCGCCGTCCACACCGGCCAGACCACCGCCCGCGGCCAGGTGCTCTACCGGCTCCGGCACCCGTGGCCCGGCCCCGACGCCGTGCTCGTCGTCCAGCGCGACCCGGACGGCACCCGCGCCGTCGTCACCTGCGGGTACTGGCACGAGCAGGACGACGGAGACGACGTGGAGGACGCCATGCCTCCCGCGCCCCACGTCCCTGTCCACGCGGGACTGCCGACGATGGCCGCCGAGCCCGCCCGCCCGCTGACGGCCGAGCAGGTCAGGGTAGGGCTACAGCCGCGCAGGGAGGTGCGGCGCCTGGAGTTCCCGCCGCCGAAGGATCTACCCCGCCCGCCGGGGCACCTCGACCTCGGCTGCATCTGCACCGGGCTGACCCTCGACCCGGACGCGCTGACGTCCGGGCACCTGCTCCGGTGGGCAGAGCATGTGAACCACGCGCGCAAGCAGCTGCGCGGAGTCCACCATGACAACGTGAGGTCGTGCGCGGCCAAGTCCCTGGCGACCTCGCTGCGCAGGTACGCCCACGAGCGGCGCCAGGCCGAGGACAGGGCAGCGCGGGTGGCCAGGGCCCAGGAGTCGAAGGCCGGAAGCCTGGCCAGGATCGCGGCCAAGGGCAACGTCCACCGCTCGCTGCTGACCGCCGTGGGCGAGGTGCTGGAAGAGCGCCACGGCAAGGCGTGGTGCGAGGAGGTGTTCACCGAAGCCAAGCGCCGCCTCACCGCCCTCCTCGCCGACGCCCCGCCGGACTCCGCCCCGTGACCCCGCGGTACCCCCACGGCTGCCCGCCCCGCTACCTCACCCGCGACGGCGCCCACGCCCGCGTCCAGGTCACCCACCTGTGGCTCGCCGACCACGCCCCGTCCCGGGTCCAGGAGCCGTGGTGCTCCTCGCCGGAGTACACCGCGCCCGTCGTCCTCGCGTGCGTCGCCGCGCTGCGCGACCTGCCCGCCGTCGGCTACACCGTGGACACCTACCGCCGCTACCAGGTCGAGGTGTGGGGCCCACCCGGCGCCCAGCTCCGCCAGGCCCGGCGCCGCCTCGCCCGCCTCCTCGGCCACGCCCCGGAGAGCCGCGTATGGCCCGCCCCGACCCCTCGCCGGGGCAGCGTAGGGTGAGGCCATGACCGACGGCACCACGCGCAACCCGGCCGACCCCACCCGGCCCGACCTCGGCGGACCCCTGCCGGTGGACAAACTCGAGCACCTCCTCGCCCTGGCCGAGACCCAGCGCCGCCTGCCCTTCCTCCCGGCGGTCTCGTTCTACAGCGTCCCCGGCTCCACCGACATCGCCGTCCTGCTCGGCGAGGAACCTCTCGGCGTCCTCACCCGCGCCCAGTACGACGACCTCCGCGCCCGCCTGGCCCCCACCACCCCACGCCCGCCGGTCACCCCATGAGAGCCGGCTGGGAGCGCACCCGCCTCGCCGTCGTCGACGGCCGCCGCCTGTGGCAGACCCGCACCGTCCTCGGCTGGCGCATCTACCACGCCGACGGCACCCTGATCGGCACCCACGACCGCGAGCCATTCCCCGCCCTCCGGCAGCTGTGCCGCCGATGGGGCTGGCGCATCACCGTCGTCGTCGGCCCCGTCACCCGCGAGGAGCCCGCCTGACCGCCGGTCACCCCTCGCCCCGGTCGCGCACACTCAAGGCATGAGCGACCCCACGCCACCACCCACCCACCGCCGAGGATCCGTCGCCCGCTGCGCCCGCTGCGGGTTGGTCGAGGTCGCAGGCCACCGGGAGGACATGCCGATGTGCCCCGCGTGCCAGGGCGCCGCCACCGTCGAGGCCCTGGCCCCGGGTGGGCGGTACCGCGAACTCGCCGCCGCCCTGGACGACGGCCCCGACCTGCCCCCCGGCCCGCTCGCCGTGCCACCCGCGCAGCCGTCGCCTTACAGCGACCTGCGCACCGCCCTCCTCGCCGCCATCGCCCACCGGGACCAGCGCATCCGCGAGCTAGAGGCCGAGGTCACCACCCTCCGCGCCCGCCTCGCCCGGAGCGCCCCGTGACCGCCGCCGCCCTCAAGCCCTGGTACACCCTCGCCGAGTACGCACGGCTGACCGGCGACCCCCTCGCCGTCGTCAAGCGACGCGCCGACCGCGGCACCCTCCGCACCGGACGCATCGGAAAAAAACGCGTCATCTACCTGATCACGCTGATGGCTGAAAATGCCGACCTTTATGCCTCCCTCGTCGCCGTGGAGCAGGTCCGGTTCCTCTGCGGCCACGGCCACAAATGACCACAAACGACACCAGCGAGGTCCGTCCCTGTAGGGGGTCAGAGTGGGTCTCGGCGCCGCCGCGCGCACCCACCCTCGCCACACCCACAAGGGACCGGGCAAGCTGCGCCCGGGGATCGTGCCGTGTCACAGCCCAGAGAAACCCAGACCCAAGACGCGGCCCAGAATGCCGGCGACCACACGGTCCGCGACCAGCGCGTCGCCATCATCGTGGACCTCAAGATGAGGCTCCGCTGGCGCCGCCTCTCCGCGCGTCGGTTTGCCGAGCAGTGGGGCGTCTCCGAGAACTACGTCCACGAACTGGCCACCCTCGCCAACAAGGTCGTGCGCCGTAGCGCCACCGACCCGGACGCGCTCGCCGCCGACCTGATCCCGGACCTCGTGGCCACCTACCGGGCCGCCTCGCGCGCCGTCCGTGACCGCCACGGCGACCCGCACGCCCAGGCGAAGATGGCGGCCAGCGTCGCCAGCATCGCCAAGGTGCTGGTCGACGTCGCCGGGCTCGACGCCCCCAAGAAGACGCAGACCGAACTGAGCGGCCCCGACGGCGGCCCCGTCCAGGTGACCGGCCCGCTCATCTTCACGCCGCCCGAGTCCGACGACTGACCCATGCCCCGCAAGCCAGGCGACCACCCGGACGACTGGCGACCGCACCCGGGCCCGCAGACCCGGTTCCTCAGCCTGTCCTGCTTTGAAGCGCTCTATGGCGGCGCCGCCGGAGGGGGCAAGAGTGACTGCCTGCTGGTCGACGCCATCCGCTACGTCGGCCGCGGCTACGGCACCGCCTACCAGGCGATCCTGCTGCGGCGCACCTTCCCCGAACTGGAGAAGAGCCTCATCGTCCGCAGCCAGGACCTCTACCCACGGGTAGGCGGGCGCTACAACCAGCAGTCCAAGACCTGGACCTTCCCGGGCGGCGAGCGCGTGCTGTTCGGGTACATGGAGAACGACAAGGACCGTCTCCAGTACCAGGGCGCGCAGTTCCAGTTCGTCGGCTTCGACGAGGCCACGCACTTCAGCGCCGTCCAGTACCTCTACCTCTTCAGCCGGTGCCGCTCGGCCCGCGGGGTGCCATGCCGCATCCGCGGCGCCACCAACCCGGGCGGACCCGGCCACGAGTTCTTCTTCCACCGGTTCGGCGCCTGGCTCGACAAGAAGCACCCGCACCCGGCCGCACCCGGTGAGGTGCGCTACTACCTCTCCGACCCGAAGGGCGGCGAGCGCGAGGTGCCGCGCGGCACCGTCCGCACGGAGCACGCCCCGGACGGCACGCCGGTCGAACTCCCCGCCCTCGGCCGCGCGTTCGTGCCGGCCCTGCTGGAAGACAACCCGACGCTGCTGGCAGACCCGACCTACCAGGCCGCGCTCGCCCAGCTCGACCCGGTGACCCGGATGCAGTTGCGGTACGGCAACTGGCTCGCGGCCACCGGCAAGAAGCTCTACTTCGACCGCCAGTGGGTCACGCTCATCGACCCGGCCGACGTGCCGGCCGACCTCCGATGGGCCCGCGCCTGGGACCTCGCCGCCACCGCGCCGAGCCAGGACAACCCCGACCCGGACTGGACCCGCGGCGTCAAGATGGCCCGCTTCCAGGGCGGCGTCCTTGTCGGGGACGTCGCCTCGCTGCGCGGCCACACCGGCGCCGTCGACGCGTTCCTGCAGAGCACCGCCCGGCGCGACGGCCACACCACCACGCAGGTCGTGCCGCTCGACCCGGGCGCCGCCGGCAAGGTCGCCGCCTCCCACTACCAGGGACTGCTGGTTGGCTACCCGGTCAGCCTCGCGCGCCCCACCCTCGACAAGCTCACCCGCTTCCGCCCGTTCAGCGGCTACGCCTCGCCTCCCCGGCAGGGCGTGTACGTGGTGCGCGCCCCGTGGAATGAGGCGTACTTCGCGGAGCTGGAGGCGTTCGAGGGCCGCGACCGTGACCGCGACGACCAGGTGGACGCCACCAGCGACGCCTTCAACCACCTCGCGCCGCTGATGCGCACCGTCGTCCACGACGTCGAAGCCGACGCCGACGGCTACCGATTCGCCGCGGAACCGCGCGGTTACTGACCCCACCCCCCAGACGAGGCCCCCATGCCCATCTCCCCGGTCCACGGCGACGCGCTCGCCCGCGAGAACGCCCAGCACCTCATCAAGAAGCTCTCGCTCACCGTCGGCCACGCGGACCTCACCGCCGCCGCCACGAGCCAGGTCATCAACATCGGCGCCGCCGCCCTCCCGCCCGGCGCGTACATCGTCGGCCGTACCCTCCGCCTCGCCACCGCGTTCTCCGGCGGCAGCGTCTCGGCCATGGTCGTGGACATCGGCGGCACCGACGCCGACGCCATCGTCGACGGCGAGAGCATCTTCACCGGCGCCACCTCGGCCAAGGCCGGCACCTCCGGCATCGACCCGTTCGGCGCCCTCGGCGGCCAGCAGCTCACCGCCACCTTCATCGCCACCGGCGACAACGTGGTCAACCTGTCCGCCGGCTCCCTCACCATCGACATCCTGTACGCCGTGCCCGCGGGGTACTGACCCATGGCCTCCTGGCAAGGGACCCCGCCTGACTGGTCCGCCCCGGCCACGCGCGCCGCCTCGATCTCGCCGGCGGACAGCGACTTCGCCAACGGGGTCATCTACCGCGCCCTGTGGGTCGGCGGCGCCGGCAACCTCACCGTCCGCATGGCGGACGACAGCGGCGACGTGACCCTCTCCGGCGTCCCCGCCGGCACCCTCCTCCCGCTCGCCGTCAAGCGCGTCGCCGCCGCCACGACCGCCACGCTCATCGTCGGCCTCCGCTGACCGCTCCCCCTCCGCCCGCCCACCCATGAGCCTCCTGGACAACATCGCCTCCTGGTGGCGAGGGCGAGCCGCGCGCCGCACGCGCTCCGAGGTCCCGCTCGGCCCCGGCCTGAGCATCGAGGACCTCCCGCTCTACGCGCAGTACCAGCGCATCGGCGGCCCGCTCACCCCGGAGCAGGTCACCGACGCGATCCGGTCCGCCGACATCGGGACCATGTGGCCGCTGGTCACCCTGGCCAACGACGCCCGGCGCAAGGACGGCCACCTGCAGAGCATCCTCGGTACCCGGGAGATGGCCCTGCCGTCGCTGCCGTGGGAGGTCGCCGCCGGCGGCACCCGGCGCCGCGACCGCAAGGCGGCCGACTGGATGGCCGAGGCGCTCACCGACGCGTGGGGCGGCCGCGAGTCCGACTCCGACCTCGTGGGCCTCCGCGCCCTCGTCGCCCACCTGCAGGGCGGCGTCTTCCACGGCTACGCGCTGGCCGAGACCGTCTACGAGAAGAGCGGCGGCCTGCTCTACCCCAAGGGCTGGAACCCGGTCGGCGCCTACCGCGTCCTCTTCGATCCGGTCAGCGGTCGCCCCCACTGGTACGACCCGACCGGCACACAGGCCCACCCGGGCGTCGACATCCGGCGCGGGTTCGCCCCGGGCAAGGTGATCTTCTACCAGCCCCGCGTCACCGGCGACGACGCCCACCGCGAGGGGCTGTCCCGCGTGCTGCTGTGGGCGGCGCTCTTCCGCAACTGGTCGGTGCGCGACTGGGTGGCCCTCGGCGAGCTGTCGTGGAAGCCGTGGCGCATCGGCGAGTACGAGCCCGACGCCGACGACACCGCCATCAGCAAGCTACGCACCATCCTGCGCACCATGTCCGCGTCCGGCGTGGCCATGCTGCCGGCCCGCACCAAGCTCCGCGTCGAGTGGCCCGCCGGCAACAAGCAGGAGGGCACCCACCACGCCCTCGCCGAGTTCCTCGCCGGCGAGATGAGCAAGGCCGTCCTCGGCCAGACCCTCACCACCGAGGCCGGCAGCCGCGGCGCCCGCGCGCTCGGCCAGGTGCACGACCTCGTGCGCCGCGACCTCCTCGACTACGACGCCGCGTGCGTCGCCGAGTGCCTGCGCCGCGACCTCATCGGCCCGCTCGTCCGCCGGAACTTCGGCCCGGACGTGGCCATCCCCACCTTCCGGTTCCTCACGGAGGAGGGCGTCGACCTGGTGAACTTCGCCAACGGCGTCACCACCCTCGCCCGCGGCGGCCTCCGCATCCCGGCCACCTGGGTGCGCGACCGCGCCGGCATCCCCGCCCCGAAGGACGACGAGGAGGTCATGGGCCTCCTCGCCCCGGGCGAGGTCGACGTGCCCATCGACCCGGCCACGGGCCTCCCCGCCGAACCCGCCCCCGCACCGCCGGCCCCCGCGCCGGAGGAGTGACCCGCCATGACCCTCTCCCCCCGCGACGCCCCCACGCGCCTGTCGCTCGACGGCTACGTCTCCGACGACGCCGCGCACGAGGTCCGCGCCATCGACGAGGCCAGCCGGTCCGTCGAGTACGTGTGCTCCACCGAGACCCTCGACAGCCACGGCACCATCCTCCGGCAGAACTGGCGGCTCGACCGCTACGCCCGCAACCCGGTCGTGCTGTTCTGCCACGACAGCCGCAGCATCCCGGTCGGCACCGCCTCCAACGTCCGCGTCCAGAACGGCCGGCTGATGGCCCGCGTCACCTTCGCCACGGAGGACGTGTGCGAGGACGCCGAGGAGTGCTGGCGCGCCGTCAAGGCCGGGCTGCTCCGCGGCATCAGCGTCGGCTTCCTCGCCCACGCCTACCGCTGGGAGATGCAGGACGACCAGGAGCACCTCGTCCTCGACGACCTGGAACTCCTCGAACTCAGCGTCTGCGCCGTGCCGTCCAACCCGGACGCCCTCGCCCAGCGCGACGCCCTCTCCACCCTCCGCGCCCAGGCCCAGGCCCACGCCCAGCGCCAGCGCCCCACCAAGGACACCCCCGCCATGACCGACGAAGACATCAAGGCGCTGCGCGAGGCACTGGCCCAGCGCGACGCTGACTCCACCCGCCTCCAGGCCACCCTCGCCCAGCGCGAGGCGGACCTCACCGCCGCCCGCGCCGACGCGCAGGCCCAGCGCGACCTCGTGGCCCGGCTCTCCGCCGAGGCCGACGCGCTCAAGTCCCGCGCCGACGCCGCCGAGGACAAGGTGGCGCGCCTGGAGATCGAGGCCCGCATCGGCAAGGACGTGGACCCGTCCGAGGTCGACGACCTGCTCGCCGTCCGCCGCGTCAACCCGGACGCCTACGCCCGGATGCTCGCGCGCCGCGCCCAGCGCAACGACGCGCTCACCGTCCAGACCATCCCCGCCGACGCCCCCGCGCTGCGCTCCCCGGAGCCCGCGAGCGCGTCCCCCGACACCAACTTCCAGGCGGCCCTTGCCCGCCACCTGCCCAAGGAGTGAGCCATGGCCACCCGCGCTCTCGTCGACCTGTCCAAGTGCACCATCAAGACCTTCACGGTCAAGGCCGCGTCCTCCGTCACCGAGGGCTACGCCGTCAAGATCGAGGACGGCCAGATCGCCCTCAACTGCTCCGCCGGTGACGCCGCCGACGGCATCGCCCTGGAGTCCGGCGCCGCCGGCACGCAGGTGCAGGTCGCCCTCGCCAACTGCGGCGGCCTCGTCGCCGTCAAGGTCGGCACCGGCGGCGCCACCGCCGGCCTCTACGGCGCCGCTGTCGCCAACGGCATCGCCGACGCCGGCGCCCTCGGCGGCGGCACCACGCTCGTCAACATCGTCTGCAAGTTCCTCCAGACCGGGGTCGCCGGCGATGTGGTCGGCGCCATCCCCCTCTCCATCCCGGCCGTGACCTGAACGCCCAAGGAGACCTCCCAGCCATGTCTCACCTTCCCCTGCATTCCGTTCCGGTCAACGACACCGCTCGTGTCCGGGAGTACCTCAACCTCAAGCGCGCCCTCGCGGCGCTCCGCACCTCCCGCGACCCGGCCGACCAGAAGGCGTGGCGCGAGCAGCGCGACCTCGTGGTCGCCCAGGGCAGCCAGTCGATGGACATGCGCGCCATGGAGCGGATGCTCCAGGAGCGCGGCCTCCTTGGCGACCGCGGCGTGACGCCCTCCAGCGTCCACGGCCCGACGTTCATGAACGGCATGAGCGTCGCCTACGCGAACGAGGCGTTCATCGTCGACGAACTCCTGCCGACCCTGCCGGTGCAGAAGCTCTCCGACGAGTACGCGATCTACCGCAAGCGGGACATCCTCGCGGCTCCAGACGACGCCATGAAGGGCATCGGCACCGCGAACGAGATCTTCGACAACCGCGACTCGGCCTCGTACACCTGCGAGCCCCGCGGCCTGAAGAAGCGCCTCGAAAAGAAGACCATCGACAACCAGGATGAGGTCTTCGACGAGATGATGGACCTCTCCGAGCAGGTCTCTCACCTCATGGCGTTCGCCCGCGAGAAGCGCGGCCTCGCCATCCTCGCCAACGCGGCCAGCTACTCGGGCAACACCACCGCCATCGCCGCGGGCAGCGAGTGGGACAGCGCCGGCGGCGGCGACCCGGTGCTCAACATCCGCACCGCGCGCCACAACGTGTGGTCCGGCAACGGCCCCGGCCGCGTCATCGGGTTCTGCCCGCTGAACGTGTACCTGCGCCTCGGCACGCACCCGGCCATCCTCGACCTCACCAAGTACACCAGCGCCGGCATCGTCCCGCGTCAGGTGCTCGCCGCGGTGTTCGAGCTGGACGACCTGCTCATCGCCAAGGCGTGGGAGGACACGGCGAACGAGGGGCAGACCGCCTCCTACTCCAGGATGCTCAGCACCGACGTGTTCGGCATCGTGCGCGTCGTCGCCCCGAGCAAGCGCAACGCCGGGTTCGGGTTCAACTTCCGCTTCAAGGGGGAGATGAACAACCTCACCTGGTACAAGGAGGAGGAGGGCACCCGCGGCTGCTACTACAACCAGCAGACCTGCGACGAGGTCTTCAAGGTGGTGGCGCCCGACACCGGCTGGCTCATCACGAACTGCCTCGCCTGATGGGACGCCGTGACCGCGAGCGGTCCGCCCCCGTGACCGCACCGGTCGACGACCCGGCCCCCGCTCCGGCCGTCGTCGACGCGGCCGCCCTCGCCCCGGCGCCCGACGCCGGCGAGGCAGCGCCCGCCCCCGCCTACGAGCACGCCGCCCACCTGACCCCGCCGGCCACGACGCGCTACCGCGTCCGCGGCCCCGGGATGATCTACGTGGGCACCCGCCTCCTCGGCCCCGGCAAGGTCGTCGACCTGAGCCCCGCCGAGGCCGCCTCCCTCGCCGCCCACGTCGAGCCGGCCTGACCGCCGGCCCGACCCTCCCACGACGGACATGACCTACTGCTCCCTCACCGACGTCGAGCGCGCCATCGGCACGGCCCTCGCGCTGCGGCTGCTCGACGACGACGCCGATGGGGTCGTGGACGCATCCGTCCTGGCGGACCTGCTGGACGACGTGGACGCCGAGATCAACGGCTACATCGGCCGCAACTACGACCTCACCGCGCTGGCCGCCGCCGTCCCGCCGACGGTGCGCCGCATCGCCACCGACCTCGCCATCCAGGCCGCCTACCTGCGCCGCCCGGAACTCCTCCTCGACCGCGGCGAGACCCCGTGGGAGCGCCGCTACGGCGCCGCCCTCGGCAAGCTCAAGGAGCTGCGCGACGGCAAGTGGCGGCTCGACATCGACGGCGCCCCCGCCGACCCGGCCAACGTCGACGGCGGCGCCTACTACGGCCCGAGCGACGCGTACCCGGATGGGGTCGGGTGCGGCATCTTCAGCTCAGGTTTTGGAGACTTCTGATGGTCGACGTGGACATCGACCGCAGCGCCCTCGACGCCGCCGCCCGGGCGTTCCTCACGGACCTGAGCCAGCGCGCCCAGCGCGCCACCCGCGCCGAGGCGGAGGCCGCCCGCGAGCGCATCGCCTCCGGCCTCTACTGGACGAACCGCACCGGCCGCACCGCGCAGTCCTTCCGCGTGGAGACCGGGGTGGAGAGCCTGGCCTCCACGCTGGTCAGCGCCAGCAAGGTGGCCGTCTTCCTGCTGAACGGCACCCGGCCTCACCCGATCCTGCCCCGGCGCAAGGGGGCGCTCGCCTTCGTCGTCAACGGGACGCGCGTGGTCACCGCCCGCGTCCAGCACCCGGGCACCCGCCCCCGCCCGTACACCACCGCGGAGGCCACCCGCGCCGAGCCCGCGCTGGCGGACCGCGTGGAGGCCGCCGCCCAGGACGCCGCCCGCTCCGCCGGGCTGGACTGACCGCCATGCCGAGCCTCCTCACCACCGCCGGCCGGGCGCTCCTGCTCACGACCCCGTGGGCCAGCGGCGCCTACAAGGCCGCCCTCCTCGGCCCCGACTACGACCCGGACCCGGCCGACACGCTGGCCACGGCCGCCGCCCACGAGGTCACCGGCCCCGGGTACACGCCCGGCTACGGCGGCTCCGGCCGCAAGGCGCTCGCCAGCAAGACCGTCACCGCCGTCGCCGCGTCGGACCGCGTGACCCTCGACGCCGCC